CTTTGAGAAAAGCGAATAGCTTATTGCATGATGCTTTGATAGAGTTAGGAAAGTCAGACTGGGTATCTGTTGAGGATGGGTTGCCTCCTTACGGAGAAGAAGTCTTTGTAACAAGCAAGATGGCTCCTGATAATGTTTTCAAAAACAGAAGAGTGGAATGCGCAACTGTCCCAAAAGATAGTAATGGCTTCATTATCTTATGGAAAGGAAGAATGGCTTCTATCACTCATTGGAAACCTATTGATAAGTTGGAGGAATAAGTATGAACATAGAAGATATAATTAATGAAGAGTGTGTAACCTTTGAAACTGAGGAGTCTATGGATAATATCCAATCAGCTGAGTACTTCAAGGAAAATATCCTGCCAGATGAGATAGAGATTACACATGATGATGGCAACTATTTTGAGGTTTCAGTTAATGGAAAATTATATAGTTGTAACGTATATGGAAATGGTGATTTTTATCATTCTATTGCTGAGTTTAAACTATTGGAGGATTGATTATGACAAAATTTAAGGTAGTTAGATATTGGGATACATATCCCGATGGAGTTACTGCAACTTGCGATACAGAGGAAGAGGCAGAAAAGATATGTAATAAATATCGTAGAAACCGTAAGCCTATGTATGACTATTTAGTCAGAAATGAGGATGAGTAATGACAAGAGAAGAGTTAAGATACAAAAACGAAAAAGAAATCTGTGAGTTATGCTGCCGAGAGTATTATACTAGCAGAGCACTCCCAGAATCACTTTGCGAAGGTCAGTTCTGCGAAGAGGCAGAAGATGATTTCGCAGATAAACATAATATAAAATTGGAGGATTAAGTATGAACAGAAATCAAGCAAAGGAGTTGCTGCCTATTATTAAGGCATTTAGTGAAGGAAAGAAAATCATAGTAAAAGACAAAAGACTCTCTGATGAAGAGTACAATTGGTCTGAAGTAGATGATTGCTCTTTTAATATTGAGCAATTTGAGTACCGAATCAAGCCAGAGCCAAAGTACCGTCCATTCAAGGATGCAGAAGAGTGTTGGGCTGAAATGCTGAAGCATCATCCTTTTGGGTGGGTGAAGATGAAAGGTACAGAAAGTAAGTATTACATGCTTAAATGTATTGGAAGTCGAGTAGTAATTGGATTAGATGAAACTCCTTTTAGCTATAAGAAAGTATTTGAAGATTATGTCTTTGCTGATGGTACTCCATTTGGTGTAAAAGTGGAGGAATAGTTATGGCATGGGTAGCAAAGAATAAAAATGGCTCTGAAACAATTTATGAAGTGAAGCCATATAAATACAACGATGAGTGGGTATCACGGAAAGATGGTTGGGAAAGACCCTATCAACACTTTGATATTCCGCAAGGTAGCATCAAGAAGCTCATCGGAAGAGAACTTACTTGGAATGATGAGCCAGTAGAACTTAAAGAAGAATAGATACCAAAGTGGTTTGAGTGTTTTTTAAGTTACATTACGTATATAACTGACTTTACAATATGAAGAAGTGTGAATACAGAGTAAGACCTGTCTTTATCAAACCAGATGAGGATATGGCATCCAAACTTACGGAAGTCCTCAATGAGGAAAGTGGTTGTGGTTGGCAGTTGGTACAATGGAATTTGATTCCTACAACTATGCTGATGACTTCATTGACAACGCCTTGCTTTGGAACTATAATGATTCTTGCAACTTTAAAGAAAGAAAAAGAATATGAAGATTAGGTTAGCAAAGAAGATAATGAAAGCAGACACTTATGCTGATTATCCAAGTAAGCATCCTTCACCTTACTGGAAAGCGAAGTTTAAGGAAGCTTATAACAAGTATGGTTGTGTTACGTTCTGTGAAGATTCGAGAAAGTGTAAATACCGCAACAAGTTCGACCATCGTATCAAAAAAGCAATTAGTTTAACAATATAAGTAGTTATGGATAAAACAGATTTACATTCATCATTACTCTTCCTGATGATTAAACTGGAAGAGGCAAAGAGCAACCCGATGCTAGACAAGAACTTTGTTGTTGCATTGACGGAGGTTCTCAGATATTTTCGTGATAACGGAGAGTTGAAGAAAGCCTATGAGCTTCAAAAGGATTCATTGGCAGACTTGGCAAATAGTTCTTGGACGAAAGCACTAAAGGACTATGTTTCCTCCAAAAATCAGGAAGACGGAGTTGATGCAAAGTTTCCTGATATAGATGAACTTATTAAGGAACTAGCATCAGATGAGTTCATCGAAAAGAAAATCAAGGATATTCTTGGCGATAATGATGTGGATAGCGGAAAGGAGGAATAGTTTATGACTGAATTGTTATTTAACATTTTTCTTTTTTCTTGTACGACTGCTATAGGATTTATAATAGGATATTATTATTCACGAAAGTAAGAATAGTTATGAAAATAGAAATCAAAAGAGTAACGGACTGGCAGCGTGTAGTGGATGCTGCTCGGTTCACACAAGGCAAGAAACCGCTGGGACATGAGCCTAGCGATGAGTTCAAGAAACAGATGATTCTCAGCGAGCATTCACCGCTCAGAGAGCTGGAGTTCGATATTAAGATGTATGGCATACCATACTGGGTGAGCAACCATTTTGTTCGCCATGTTCATGCACAGCCATTCGTTTCCACATCTAGACCAGATATTACTGGCTCAAAGATGTCTCGCCACGATATGCGTCAGGATGAGTTGGTCAACTTGCAGCTATCTCTCAACGCTCAGGAGATTATTAATATCTCTAAACTGAGACTCTGCAACAAGGCATCCAATGAGACAAGAGAGGTGTGGTACAAGGTACTTGATAAGTTGGCTTGTATCGAACCTTTGCTTGCATCAGCTTGTGTTCCTCAATGTGTATACAGAGGATTCTGCCCTGAGCAAAAATCATGTGGCAGAGACAAGAAAAAAATATTTTCTGTTACTAGAAAATACTACAAGAATCTAGAATTATACACAGCACACTAACAGACAATGAAGAGTCCCAAATATACCGTAAATGAATATGTCGGTGGGCACTTCGAGTACATCACTCCCTGCCCATTCGGCATTCAAGGCAAGTACACCCATGAAGTCCTGATGGTAGGTAGCCTTGCTTGCCAGCGATGCGAACACTTCCGAGGTATCAATACAGAGGATTGTGTTGTATCTTGTGGAATCGAATAGTTTTAAGAGTGCAGCCTATCTGCATTCTTCTTAATAATTAATCAAATTTAATATATGAATACAAAGAAAATCTCAATTATCCAGCGTATCAAGGAGAAGTTCCTTGGCAAACAGTTCTTTATTGCGGTTATCGCCAACAAGGGAACCAGTTCCTACTTCGTCAACTCTACCATCTACCGCTCAGAGAAGGAGGTGAAGGCTTACAAGAAGTACATCACCACAGACGAGCGTATGAAACAGAGCTTCGATTTCGTAGGCTATTATGGTTTCCGTTCCAAGTTCGACTTCCGCATTCCTCTCAGCGGAAAGCCAGTATCTGTAGAAGAGGCAAAGAAATTGGCAGAGAAGTAGTATGGGAAAACTCATAGACCTTACAGGAAAACGGTTCGGCAGACTGGTTGTTTGCCGCCGTGCTCCTAACGTAAAGGGAGCGAAGAACGGAGTGTATTGGATATGCAAATGCGATTGTGGCAGAGGAAAGACGGTGGTCAGTTCTGCCCTACTCTCAGGTTTTACTCGCTCTTGCGGTTGTCTTCGTAGCGAGACAGCAAGCAGAATCGCCCGTAAGATGGTAGCCATCAACAAGGAAAGACGTGAGAAATTAACGGATAAAGTAAGTAATACATAATTCCATATTATATTTGCAAAATGAAATTCAAGTATTTAATAGATAAAGTAAATGGCTTCAGGCACCGCAACGATTTTGTGATACTAGACGGAAGAGCCAACTCGGTCACACTCTCCAAGGGTATCTACGACCACATCATGCACAAGGAACGTTTAGACACCTCCATCTTTATGTTCAGGTTGTCTGACAGAGGTACATACGGATTTTGTATGCGTGAGGACTGGGAAGACCTTCGCAAAGCCAACACCGCCTTCACTCAGCTTCAGTTCAACCAGAAGTATAAGAAGGTAGGTTTCAGAAGTGACTACCCTTCCATAACCGCCATCCTTGATGAGTACAACCTTCCTCTCAACAGAATGGTTCGCCTTACTTGCATCCCACGCAAGTCGCAAAAAGGAGAACCTTATTACGAAATCATGCGACCAAACTTAAATTCAAGCACATGGGAACAAAACAAGATGTAATTTTCAAAGGCTTGACCAACTCGCCATCCGACTATGATTGTCAGGATGGTGAGTTGGCAACTTGCCTTAATCTCATCAATGAGGATGGGGCACTCCATCCTATCCACCAGCCAGTGGTGGTTGATGAGAATATCATACTGGATGCAGACGATACCATCGAACTGGTTCATAAGGTAACACACGATGAAACGATTCACTCTCACTACATCATCCGTAAATCAGATGATACTTGGTTCTGGATGGAGAAAGGTGGTGACGGAACCAAGAACACTATCGACCTGAACGGATTCCATGTCAATGCCGTTACAGCAGTTGGCAATATCTTATGTTTCATTGGTGACGAAAAGACAATGTACGCATATTGGAAAGGTAGCAACTACACAAGTTTCGACCTTTCTTCACTTAGCTATAGTGCAACTATCACCAATGTTAAGTCTGAAAGATGTGATGTATCAACCAACCTTGGCGATGATTGGGATAATGCTTTTGAGACGAACAGACACTTTAATAATAACGTAGATACTTCTCTCAAAGGCGCATCTATCATATTCAACGCACTCGATTCACTTATCAACAAACGACTAAACGAAAAAGGCAAGGAATACTTCAAATATACGGTTTTTGGAGTATTGGCTATCAAGTTATATGATGGAGCCTCATACATCAACATATCAAATCCATTCATCCTTGCACCTGAAACATCATTCAATAAGTTTATCTGGTATCAGGAAAAGAAATCTGTAGGCACAAGCACAAGTCTTCACACCCACACCATCAACGTCAGCATGGATATACCCGAAGGCTTGGAAGACCTCATTCTTGGTGTAGATGTTTATCTGTCACAGCCTGAATCCTTTATTGATACAGAAAAAAGAACAAGAGGTATTTCACGATACAAATGTTTTCTTTGGAATAGCAAGATGGCATCAGGAGTTAATTGTGATGCCTTCCAATATTTGTCTGAGGAAGATGTATACCAGTCGTTTGAAAACAAATCCTTCTATCTTAGTACCAGTATCAACAAGGAAAAGCTAGGCACAGATGTACAACTCAAACGAGTTTTACAGACAGAAGAAAGTATTTCTTTGGCAGACTTCAAGCGAGACTCTTTTGGAGGCAAGTGTGCTATAACATACAACAACCGATTGCATATAGGAAACGTAAAGAAGACCATCTATAATGCTTTCGATACTAATATTTTCTCCAAGAGAAATATTTCAAACACACAGCTATACCTAAATGAATATACAGACGTTGAGGCAGGTAATGCTACCAAAAATTACATTTGCAATGCTGTATTCAAAGTAAGCATCAGCGAAAATAGCATCAAGCGAGACGTATACTATAGAGGTGAGCTGCAATATCCTATCTCACCTATATTGGCATTTCCCAATACGCTTGCCACAGCAATGACCATATATTTCTATTTGCCTAAGTATGGCAAATACTACTCCAAAAGTGTAAACCTGAAACCTTCTAATACATTCGGAATGTCTTACTACATCAACATCAGTAAGAATCGTACAACACCTACTTCCGTAGATAGGCAGTCTTCCAATTCATTAGATAATACAGGATTTGGTAGTAGGGTTGATGCACCTACAGAGGAGGAGAAATCAGAATTATCTGATTATATGTACCTATATCACGATGATGCTGGTCTTCCTGCCTTCATGCAAGTATACCGACGCAAACTCATTAAAAATAGCTCTTCTGGAGGAAGAACAGGAGCGGGAAGTAATGGAGGTGGAAGCTTTGGAGGTCAAGGTGGTTCTGTTGTATCATCTTCATATAGCTGGGATAGCACAATGATAAATACTGGAGACTTCACTGAGATAAGTCAGGGAGAATACGATAATGCTTTAAGTAATGTCGGTAGCCAAGAGTATATTACGCAACATCCTAACGTCATCAAGGTTAGCGAAGCAGAGAACCCATTAATGTTTCCTGCATCCAATTCTGTTCAGGTTGGTTCGTCTGTAGTGAATGCGCTTGCAGCCAACACCCGACCTATCAGCGAAGGTCAGTTTGGTGATGCTCCTCTCTATGCCTTCACCGATGAAGGTGTATGGGTATTGATGCTGGGCAGTGAAGGAACCTATCAGGCTCGTCAGCCAGTGCAGCGTGACATCTGTTCCAATCCGAAGGGCATCTTGCAGATTGATGATGCCGTTCTGTTCCCTACAGAGCGAGGAATCATGATGCAGCAAGGAAAGGAAGCTGTATGTATCACAGACGTATTGGATGATTATCCTTTCGACTTCCTACAGATTTATTCCCACTCCACCAAGGATAAGACCTACCCGAACAGATTGCTTGCGCTCGGAAATATCCCTGAGTCTGATGTGCAGTACGTGAGGTTCAGAACATACCTACAGTCAGCAGATATGATTTACGACTATTACGATAGCCGTATCATCGTCTTCAACCCAAACTACACCTATGCTTATGTGTATTCATTGAAGAGCAAATTTTGGGGTACGATGCACAATGTATTCAGCAAACGAGTCAACATCTATCCTGAGTCATACGCAATCAACGATAACGGACGTATTGTTGATGTATATGTCAAGGAGCCAACGGAAGACGTGAGGTACTTCCTCTGTAGCCGACCGTTATCTCTCGGTCAGAAAGATGTACACAAGACAATACTTGATTGCATCGCAAGGGGTAACATGTACAGTATCGAAAACGGAAAATGTGGTATGGTACTGTTTGGCAGCAATGACCTGAAAAACTGGTATTTCATCAGTTCTTCCGTCAACAGATACCTCAGAGGTTTGGTAGGTTCACCATTTAAATATTTCAGAATTGCCATGATGGGAAGTCTCAGCGTAAACGAATCTATCAGCAGACTCTCTACCGACTTCCAGACAAGATGGCAAAATAAACTCAGATAATTATGGCAGATAAAACATTATCAGTTTTCGATAAAAATAAAGTCGAGCAAGGTGCTCCATTAGGAATGAGTATGGATGGTAAGATTGTTGTTTCAACCTTCATATATCTATATCCTACAGGAACTAACATGTATATGGGGTATTTAAACTTCGATAACAATCCATATCAAGTATACTATTTTCTTGATGACGGAAGTGTTTATGATGCAAACGAAACAAAAATCGGCACGCTCGGCATCGTAGCTTCTTCCATCAATCAGAACACTGGTACTATCATCACAAGAGGTGACGATGCAGAGAAGTTTTCTATATCCACCTTGCAGCCAAGAGAGACTGTAGCACTTACGTGCTTGCAGTCAATGCTGTCTTCCTTCGATGTTCCTCTCAATATTGACAACACCAAGATTAAGCAGCTTGTAGACAAGTCCTTCATGTTCGCTCAGGAGTTCGTCAATCAGGCTGTTAAGTACAGAGAGAAGGAGACAGCATCTTCTACAGCCACAAGCGACAAGAACGTATCAGTAGATTCTTCTTCACTCAGCAGCGATACAGACAAGATTCTGTACAACATTCAGGTTGCACTCAACAATCTGATTACTCAGGATAAGAATCAGTTCACCGAGCAGCAGAAGAATGGCTTGAAGCTGGCTGCTACAGATGTCAACATCAAGACCGTACCAGACAACATCAAGACGGTTGTCAGCGGAAATGTGAATGCTGCTGTTACTGGTTCTATCGACGCATCAGTCAGCGGTTCGGTCAATGCTACTGTCAGCGGTTCTGTCAGCTCATCAGTCAGCGGAAGCGTGGATGCTACTGTCAGCGGTTCCGTTACAACAAAGCAGGAATCCACATCTAGTGGAACATAAACTTAGATAAATTTAGCTTTTTTCATATAAAAAACGATAAAGGGTAGCCGTCCGTGATGGATAGCTACCCTTGCCCTTATATTAGTCTAAAACGACTAGACTATTTTAAAACGGATGCAAAGCGATTCTTGCTCTTACAGCCGAGCGGTTGCTGGCATCCTTAATCTTCTGCTTCTTTTCCTCAGATAAAGACCAGAACCTATCTGCACCGTCAGGATAAACAATCATCAACCATTCGTATAAGCATTGGTTTACGATATAGTCATGAATGTATACCGTCATGGTATGCACGCTTGTCTGGGAGAATCCGTTTGGCATCCTCATAGCCAAGTAGTACGACTCTTCTTCGTTTGTTGGCGAGCCAATGCACTCTTCCCATTCGTTGGAATCGAATCCGCTACCAAGCATTTCCATCTTCGTATATCGGTAAAGCATTTCCTTGCAGTCTTCTACCGCTGAGTCAAGAATCCTTGCCAGCTTATCCCGATTTCCTTCCTCTCCTACATCATAGACGTTATGAATCAGGTGTGAATCCTCTACAGAACTGGAGATTGAATCCGCATAGGCAGCAGCCGTATTCTTGATGTCAAACACCAGTTCCTTCTTCTGAAGCTCTATCATTACCTTGTAACCAAGGTGGCATGTTTTGCATTCTTTCATACTCACCTCCTTCCTTATTCGTTAGGAGCCGTTCTACTTGGTCTCTCACGTCTGTTGAAGGTCTCATGCAGATTCTTGATAGCTACAACAGACAATTCTGAATAAGTCTTCGACTCGTTAGGATTGGTAATGACGAACCAATCCATCATAGCCTTGTTGATAATGTAGTCATGGATAGAACTTGTAATCGCATCCTTCAAAGCAAGCGGATAATTGGATGGAAGGAAGAGGTTAATGACAATATTGGTATCACCACTTATCAACTCGTTAGACGCAGTAGTACCACTTTCTGTTTGAACTGACTCACTCAACTCAACGAGCAGTTGGCTATACGCATTCTGAATGCTACGCAAAGCCTGATTCTTGTCTTCATCATCATCACTTGCCTGAATATTGCTGGCAGCCTCAGCATCCATGTCAGCAGCTCTTCTGCTACGACCAGTCAGAAATGCCTTGTTCTGAAAGTCATAAATGAGTTCACTCATATACAACGTTATCGTTAAATCTTTTCTTGCCATACTATGATATTTTTGTTCGTGTTGGTTTCTTTTTGAAAAACGCTTTATCCTTGATGTCGAGCAATAATGCAGCAGCGTTATCTGCATACTCCTTCACCTTGTCGTTGGCAGTTATCTCGCACCATTTCCCAATGATGCTGTTCACCAAGAACGAGTTGGCAGATGAGTTGATTGAACTGAGTAGATTATCATCAAATCTGCTAGGCATGTCGAGTTGCCAAGTGATGGTTCCGTCTACTCCTGAGCCTCCTGAGATAAACCGTTTCAGCACGTTTCTCAGCGCATCCAGCGATTCATTGAAGAACCGCTCAATCATCGTCAAATCTGCATCCGTCACAAACACTTGGTCAAATGCCGACTTACCATCCTCCAGTTTGTTCTTTGCGCCTATGTAGGCGGTAGTCTTAGCCACCTCCTCATATACGTCACTTTTCTTGATTGATATAGTTAAATCTGCCATTCTTTATCTTTTTATATAGTTTATAACCTAATACGACTAGCAGCACGCAGAGTGCTCCAAATGACCAGATAGCGTATTTCAACTGAAACTGCTCCCACTTGGATAACTCCTTCTCAACTGGGTACGGAACTGGTATGGAATCTCTTTTCAGGAAAGAATCCACCTTCACCTTATACACATTCTTGAAGATGGTCTTCTCATGCCATCGGTCAAGAAAACATGTATCTCCCTTCTGTCTGAGAAACACGGAATCACGCACGAAAACGCTGTCAGAAGTATGCAGCGTATCGTGTTTTACTACGTCCCGACATACAACTTTTTCCATCGGGACGTATTTTGTCTTGCATCCCGACAGAAAAAAAGCTATCAGCAACATACCCAAAACATATATCAGGATTTGCCAGAAATCAGTATCGTACCACTTCTTCATAAGCCTATACTTTGAGTGCAACCAATGCCCTCTTCAAATACTTGCGTCTTGACTCCAAGCCGTATGTCCCACCGTTGATAGTCTTGGTAATAGCTAGGAAACTATCACTATCAGCAAGTTTGTTCAAGCCGTGTTTCCACCACCACCACATAGCAGACTTCGTTGCTCCCAGTGGAAGTTCCAGTAGTTCAGGATGCTCCATGATGTCTCCAGTGCAGTGCTTGCTGCTCTGATAAGCCTGATAGTTTGCCCTACCAGTAATCTGAATCAAGCCTCTGCCACGATACTTGTAGCCGTCACCATCCTTCAAGTTGCCGAGCATATTCTTCAACTTGCCCACATCATATTTGCGGAAATAATCTCTGTTTCCGAGTTCCTTGGTGTATCTCAGTTCGCTGGTCTCATGTGCAATCTGTGCCAAAAAATGAGCCATACGCTTAGGAGTGTCAATGTGGAACACCTCAGCATAGCCATTGATATAAGGTAGAAACGCATCCACCTTATCCTTCGCATTCGGCATAATCGCCAAAATCTGTTCTCTTGTTACCTTCATAATCACTTGCCCTCCTTCACTTGTTTCAGCATATTTGCGAGTTCGTCCTTCACCTTACTCTCAAAGTTACCTAATTTAGTCTTAAAATAAATGTTCACTCCGAATATTGCTCCAGAGTAAACAAGTGCTTGGCTGATGTACCAAAGCACACCATCCGAAATAATATAGTTGTTCAGAAAGAATGATAGGAAGGCGAGAACGATGCCGCTAACCACCATTCCAATAGCTGTACCATATTGCAATCCTTCACGTACATTTGGAGTCATAACTTATCTTTTTATACTATTAATATTAATAATATGCAAAGATAAGTTGTGCCTTCCGATTATTTATCTTATCCGTTAATGTTATGCCATATTTTGCTCGTAGGATGCAAGCAGTCAGGGTCTTGCAGATATTCTACTGCCATCACGACCACCATTTCCTTCAACTCCTCAGCATCCTTGCTGTAACGCTCCAACAGTATGTGATGGTCGCTTCTCAACAGATTCATGGTAACTGCCAAGTCATAGATGGTGTAATCGGAAATATCATCCTGATGCTTATCAAATGCTTCTCTTATCTCCTCGTCCGAGAAGAAAGGAGCCATGTGCTTGGTTCCGTCCTCATCCTCGTACCACATCTTCTTGATAGCATCATCTGCAAAGTGCTTGTCAAAATGCTCATCGCCCAACACACCGTACACCATCGCACAAAGATGATGTACCTCCACATCGCTCAACTTATATGAGAGATACTTACCGATAGCCTTGGCTATACTCAACATCTGTTCAGGAGTCATTTCCTGCTGATACTTTTCTACGAAATCTACAAAATCCATAATATAAAAATTAAAAGTTTATGATGCTGCAAAGATAAGAATATCTTAAACGCAGCACCATAAACTCGCAGATATTTCTGTAGCTATCTGAATATCAGACAAATACAGTTACGATAAAAACACCTCCTTTCTTTATTCGTCCTTAAATCTGATTCTCTTCTCTCCACCCCTCGACCAGATGTCGTTTTTCTTGCGTTTCGATACCTTGCCGAGCACATCATTTTCGTAAAGTTCGGGCTTGTCTTCCCTACCTTGGGTCTCCGTAGCAATACCCTTGTTAGGGTTACTACCTTGGCTGGTATCAGGTTTCCCATTGCCATACCATTTCTCATTATTCGCCTTGTCTGCTATCATAACTATAAATTAATCAATAATCACTAAACATTAATCACTAAACATTATGCCGCCAGCGGTGGATTCTGTCCGTCAGGATTTACTCCCTTCCCGCTCATCATCTGCTGCAACATCGCCTGAGCCTTCGGATTGCTCTGTGATGCCTGAGCAACTTGGGCTTGAAGCTGAGGAGAGAATCCTTGTGGCATTTCGCCATTCTTGATAGCTTCCTGATTGGATGCCACCGATTGCAGCAACTCCTCTCCAAATGGGAAATCTCCTACTTGCAGCAACTGCTCCAGCGTGATAGCCTGATTCTGCCACAAGGTCATAAGGAACTCATTTGCCATCTGTCTGTATACAGGTGTAGCTGTACTTTCCGTGATATTAATGTCAAACTCCACGTCTCGTATCTTCTTAGGGTCGTAGCGTACAATCTGTCCTGCCCTACCCACGATATTGAAGTTGCGAGCCACATCATAGTACTGCTGCATATTCTTCACGGTCTTGTATGCACCATCAATGATAAACTGGCTGAAACTCTCCAAAATATCAAGCAGCGACATGGTGGCATTCTGTGTCTGCTGGGCATAGAGCGAACCGCTCGTGCCTGATACTCCTGGTTTACCTTGCAGCGCACCATTCACTCCCGATATATCCTCGAAGAACTTCAACTGAAAACTGAGCAGATCACCGATACCGATATTCGTAGAGTTGTTCGCCACTTGCTGAGGAACCTGACCGCTCTTGTTTGGCTTGTATCTCACCACACCATTGAACCTACTCCACTCATCGCAGAAATCATCCCAACTCATATCGTCAGGCAGACAATCCTCAGGACAGAGCAGCACACCCTTGGCACTCGCACGCATGATGAAGTCATACATCGTGATAAGTCTGTTCACGTATCTCTGCTGGTCAATCACATCTTCCACGAAGCTGTGAATCTCGCCATCAATAAACGGATAGAACTTAAAGCAGTATGGATGCTCACCATGAGCATAAGGGGTTTCGCCTTCTCTCAGAATATCACCGAAAGGAGAAAGGTAATAGAAATGCCAGTAATCATCCATAAACCACTCGGCATCAATCAGAGGAATATCCTCTTCCATCATGCCAGCAGCCAGACCTCGCCTGATTCTGTCTTTGTTCTCAGCATCTACAATATCAGCCTTATCCTCAATGTCAATCTTGAAATCATCGCCATTATTGTAGTCATGGCATCGGTATCTCGGTTTACTCTCCTTGCGCCAAACCTCAATCACTCGGCAGAGCGAAGGGTTGGCAGGATTCATGAAGTCGATGGTCTTCGGGTCGAACTCACCAAATCGCTGGGTGCAGTCTGCAATCACGAAATCTCGGTTAGCCGCCAGTCTGTAAATCTCCTTCAACTTTCGAGCTTCAGCAGGAGACTTGGCAAACTCTCTCAGCACGTTGCCGATGGTAATGTCATGCACCTCACCCAAGCAACTCACGTCCCAACCACGGAAATCCCTCATATTGTTGTCTATGAAGAAATTGTTCGGGTTCACGTAGTCCGTCCAGCAATCCAACCTACCTCTTCGCCATCCATACTTTTTCTTATAGATAGCAGCACCGCTTATCAGGAACTCTTCCATGGTTCGTGCATCCAGTTCCGTCTCTCGATTCAGTTGTCGGTTACATTGCAGCACCACGCTCATGGTCTCGCCATATCGTTTTTCATCCTTATCTCTAGCGTTACATGTAGGTTCCTTGCTCTGAGAGCGATACACACCCAGCACATTCTTCACCAGCCTACGTATAAGGTTGTTCTTCAATGGTTCGCTGCCCTGCTCACGGATATAGTCTTCCTCCCTGATACGCTTTTTAAAGCCACACTTGCTTTTAAACTCAATGGTATCTCCCCACTGGTCTCCATAGCAGTATCGCTTGTTTCTCAGTCTTCGCTTACGGAAGTTATCCATATTATTGTAATATCGCTGAGCCTCCAGCAAGATAGAGAAGGCACGCTCATAAGGCTTGTCAAATCGGTTCTTGGATGCCTTCACGCTATCCAGTTCTTCCTTGTCAAGTACCCTACTCAACGATAGCAGTTTGGTTTCTTCTTTCTTCTTTGCCATAATTTATGATGTTCTAGGTTCAACAATATTTGCCAGCTTCCGAGCCACACCAAGGAATCCGCTTGCTGTATCGGTATCTCCAAGACTGACACACGTCAGGTAGCCAGCCATATACACGATAGAATCCTTCAAGGTTTCAGGCAAGTCAATATTGCCTTCACTTATAGAAGGCATACCCACATAGGTAAGCGATACGGTAGCCGTATTACTCTTGCTTGTGAAAAGTTCCAAGTATCGATTTCCACCATTATGAATGAGTGCAGCGATAGGTCGCTCAGGATTCCCCCTTACTCCAAATCGGTTACACTGAATCTTGTAGGCATCATCCTCTTCTGTGATAATCTCAGCAGAGCGGTTCCAGTCACTAGCCTTCACATTCAGGAGTCTAATCATGTCAGCAGGAAGATAGACGGTTCCAACAAAAGCACCGTTTGATTCTGCCCAAGCAGTCTTCAATCCATCAAAAGTCTTACCGTCCAGCATACTGGCAGGAGCATCCGTCAAAATGATTCTTGCTGCATCTACTATCTTACTCTGAATCAACTCGCTCTGTGACAAGGTATCAGTATCGGTAGGAGTCAGCAAGCCCGAAGTCTCTTGGTTTCTATCCAAGAGCACCTTCACTTCTTTCACCAGTTCAGATACAGCATACGTACTCATTACTCCAGCCCTTCTAGTTTAACACCCTTTTCCTTTGCAATAGCCAAGATGTCTTCCTTAGTCTTCATCTTGGAACGACTCACACCGAAGGTCTCAGCCAGATAGTCCTTGGCATCCTCTACATCTGTAACGCTGTGGGTCTTCTTCTCGTCAGCCACCTTCTTCTTATTCTTGGCAGCAGCCTTCTTCTTGGCTTCCGCAGCTTCCTTCTTCTCGTCAACACTCTCCACCAAGAAGAACTTGTCCTTGAACCAATAGTGTGACTCGATAGCCTTCTGTACCTTAGGGTCTCTTGTCATATAGACGCTACAGCCCATAGTCTTACCCTCAAAGTTAATGCGCATCCGCTCGTTACCTACCATAACACTGAATGCCAAATCAGTACCAGCTTGATATTTCTTAAACATGATTATACCTTATTATATATGTGTTACTAAAAAAGGGATGGGGCTAGTGCCCACACCCCTCACTATTTAATGAATATTTTATAAATCTACTTGCTTTTAGACAGTACCATCCTTGGTCTCGCCAGTATCAGATGTGTCATTTATCTCAGAAGTACCTTCTGATGCAGGAACAGCAGCAAGACGCATACGAGCATGTGCCTTAGGGTACTTCAAGTACAGACAAGCTACCTCCTGAATAACTACTGCATCAGTGTTACGGATGCCAGCCTTCTTCAAGTCGAGAACGTTTCGAGTCCAAGACAAGTGTACTCGCTTAACCAAGAACTCAGGGTCAAGGGCAAAGCCGCAGTCACTCATATCAAAGAGGTCAAACAACTCAGAGTGGATAATCAGCACCTCACCAAAGTCAGTCTCCCAACTCTTGAACTTCAAATTCCAAATCTCAACGGTGTCCTTCAAGCGGAACTTATCTGACTTAATCTTACTGAACGCACTCACGAAGGCAGAACCAGCAATAATTACCTTGCGCTTGTTGCCGATACCAGTACCTACAAACAAGTCCTTGGAAATATCAACCAACTCCAAGTCGGTAATCACTCGCTCATTCTTGTTGTAACCCTTCGTAATCTCGTCAGCAGTAGCAATATGACCTACCTCAATGTCCTTACCAGCCATCCACCAGATGCCCTTTGTGAACCACTGAGCCGAGTTATTCTTGGTAGTATGTTTGATGCAAGCCATATCGCCGAAGAGATAAGTACCCTCCATAGCAAGACGCATATCATAGATGCTATCCTCCTCAATGTCAGAGAAGTCCCAATCTACTCGCTTAGCAGCAATCTTATTGAAGGTACTCTCCTCAACCTGAATCATGAAGTTCTGGCAGTACTGAATATCAGAATCTGGAAGGTTGTTGAAACGACCCGTCTGTACGTCCAACTCACCGCAACTCTTAGCCATACGGATAAGTTTCTGACCCTTCTTCAAGGCAGGAATACCGATAGCCTGTTTCTTTACCAAATTACCGTTTACGGCAAACACGATTGGGAAACCCTCTGTGTCCTTACCGCAAACGCAAAGTTCCAAGTCAGGAGTAGGCTCATCGGTAAGGTCTGCATAAGCCTTACCTTCATAATTGGTAATCGCCTTAACACCTACCACTCGGATGGTATCATCCAACGTAAACATTTCAGGGTCTTCAACCTTCAATACCATAGATGTACCAGTACTCTCCACGGTTGCTTCCTTAACGGTAGTCTTGATAGGACGTGTACCGATACTCCAATACTCAACTACAAAAGAGTTGGCAGATTTGGTTGTCGCATAGCGTGAAATCTGGTCAACTGGAGTAGCTGTCGGGCGAATCTTTGTAATCTTGTCGTTGATGTCGTTCTCATAGAACTCCGTACCGTTCTCGTTATAATGTTCACGCCCCTTGCCCTCAGTAGCAATACCGTCATCCTGACGAGCAGCACCACCATTGCCAGCATCATCGGCAGCAGTAGCACCACCAGCCTCAGCAGCATGACCACTCTCGGTAGTACCACCATCAGGAAGAGCTGCCTCAGCCATGATAACCTGACCATTCACTCCAAAAATAACTGCCATTACCATAATAAAAATGGAAAACAGCCGATTAAATCTACTTTTCTTCATTGTTATCCTAAATATTAATTAAACATTATATAATTATCTTTCTACCTTATCGCATGTGTATTCTCTTCTCGTTGCCACGCTCATAGATGTTACCCCTTCGTGATGCTCTGCTAAGTGCACCAAGATTTGGCTGGTTATCTGTCTGCTTGGTCTCTGCATTGGCAGAATCAAGGTCAGCAGTACCATCGCCCTTCTTTCTCAGTTCAAGATTCTTGACATGCTTGCTGTTCTTGCCACGAACCTCACCCTCATGGGCAGCATCAGCCACATCGGTATCATGGTTCTTAGCCTTGATGAAAGCAGTAATCATTTCCTCTGTAAACTTGCCAGTCACCACATTGCGCATGGTCTGAAAGCACTGGTCGATTGCCTCATTCACAGTTTCAACACCATACTTCTCATCCAACTTATCGAACACCTCATAACTGGCTGGCATGTTCTTGTCATACTCCTCCTGCAATTTCTTGCCGTTGGCAGCATTTTTCAAGAACTCCGACTGAGCCGATGCAATCTCATCCGCATTGTCAGGGTCTGAATAGTAATCAATGGCATCCTCGCCATGTGTACGAATCAACTCAGCGTAAGGACTCTTGCCAGCCTTCATCGCTTGAAGGAATGTTGCAGCTTCGGGGTCACTACCCAGCCAATCGCCCATAGCCTTCTCATTATCCTTGTAACCCTGCAAAGTCTTCTGGTCGGCATCATAATCATCATTGATTGCCCCATAGATAGACTCATCATCCGCATACTCGGTATCAGGATGGCGGGTCTTCAAACGTTCCAAAGCCAAGTCTCTCTTGGTCTTGGTATCTTGCTGTTTTGCAGCACCAGCATTCTGCTCAATATTTGTATTATCGTCCATATATATATGTGTAAATTTATAAATCAATGCCCAAAAGTAACGCTTTTCCGCTTATTCCTAATCTTATCCGTTAACTTTGCTTAATCATATCCGATTAATTTGGTATTTTCAATTCATTTTTGTATCTTTGCCTCACAAATATATATGAAACATAAAGGTTCACGATGTGACTTTACAAGGGAACGTGATGCCGACATATTGAGGGCTTACAAGGAAATAATATCAGTAAGAGACAATATCGGACTCTTGGAGATTGAGCGAAGACTTTTGCAATCTCCAAGCAGACGGTTTTGGGTTTCGGCAGACAGAGCATATAACGTCATTCTCAACATGCTCAAAGGCAAGTCTATAAGTAACATGAAACCTATGACTAGAGAAATGTTTCAGGAGATTTTCCGTAGATTCAAGATTTACTCAAAGGAGCATCCTTCTCTCACCAAGATGGATGTCATTTGGCATGTGTGCAATCAGGAAGCACCGAGTTTCTATCTCACTCCCAAATCCATGCACGTCATACTTCATCGGGTGAGGAAGGAGGAGAAGAGAAGATGCTACGAACTTCGCCAGAGAAGATTGCGCTTTATGCTGGGTACATTATAATAATGTGTATCACGCTTATAGGATATGATGGCATGGGTCTCTCAGACGGTTGCTCTATTCAGAACCGACTAAGCTACCCTTTCTTTCATCAGAACATCTTTCATGCTGCCATCAACCTTTATGTCTTCCATCAATGCTACCGAGCCATCCCTTGTGGCATCGGTCACTTGGTGGCATTCTATCTCATAGCCATCAGCTATCCCTTCACCTCATCCGTACCAATCATCGGTCTCAGCGGCTTTATCTATGCTTACATGGGCTTTATCGCCCCCTACGTGGAGAATAAGGTAAGATACAATCTCACCATTCTCCTATATATCTGTGTTGGAATCTTCTTCCCTTGCATGGCAGTTGGAGTCCACATCTATTGCTATGTACTTGGTCTGTTGTGGGGTTATCTAAATGCACCGCTATGCCAAGACAAGTAACCGCCAAACTGACTGATGCACTCGACAAACACGTATTGGGCATCCTGAAAGAGAACGAGAAACGAATCAAGGAAATCAACACACCATTCAATCCTATCAAGGGTGAAGGTTGTGGAGATAAACGATTCTTGCTCTTCCTTCCCGACTTCCCGATACAGAGACAGCAGCTTCCAGTTTCCATGAAGAAGATTCCGCTCGTCAAGATGCTCATCGAATTGGGTAGCTGCAAGGCGGTAATCGAGGAACTGCACAAGGATATAGACGAGCCGTACAACCTAGAGGAAGAAATGGAGCAACTGGTGGAGCAGTTCACTCGCATCAGGATGAAACATGACCCCTTCTTCTTCTTCGCCACGTTCATCTATATCAAACCGAAAGGTGGAGGTCTCCCCTTCCGTTTTGTGCTCAGAAGACCGCAGCGCAGACTGCTCAGGTGGCTAGAGGAGCGAAGAAAGAAGAATCGCCCTATCCGTCTCATCCTGCTGAAAGCCCGACAATGGGGAGGTTCTACGGTTATTCAGATGTACTTCCTCTGGCTGCAACTCATGTGGCAGAAGGGTCTCAACTCGCTCATCGTGGCTCAGGTCAAGGACACAGCAGAAACCATCCGAGGTATGTTCGAGAAAGCCCTGAAAAACTTCCCTACCAAGTTCCTCTACGAAATGGGAGAAGCGTTCTCTGAGAACGAACCGAAGTTTGTTGGAGTGGGAACATCAGGTAATGTGAAGAAGGTTCCTCAGCGATTCTGCAAGATTAAGGTTGGTTCAATGGAACGACCACTTTCTGCCAATGGTGAAGACTACAACTTGGTTCACCTTTCTGAGGTGGGATTGTGGAAAAAGACAGATGGTAAATCTCCTGAGGAGGTAGTACAGAATGCTACCAATGGTATCTTATACCGACCATACACGATGATTGCCTATGAATCAACCGCCAATGGTACTGGCAACTTCTTCCACAAGGAGTGGCTTGCAGCCAAAAAAGGACAATCCCAGTTTGAGCCGTTCTTTGTACCTTGGTTCGAGATATACGATATGTATCATCTTGAATTTGAAAGCAAGAAACAGAAGGTGGAGTTCGCCAAATGGCTATACGAGAACCGCAATAATACCAACACAATGTCCGACCGAGAAGAGCCATGTACCTATCTTTGGAAGTTATGGATGCTGGGTGCTCCACTCGAAGCCATCAACTGGTATATTGCCGAGCGCAAAAAGTTCACCGACCATGCCGATATGGCTGCTGGCTACCCTACCGATGATATTGAAGCATTCAAGCATTCAGGAGCCAAGGTGTTTGCCGAAGACAAGGTTGACAAGTTCAGAAAAGGATGCCGACCACCGAAGTTTATCGGGGATATATATGGTGACGGCTACAAGGGCAAGAAGTGTATGCTGAATGTCCGATTCTGTGAAGACAAACAGGGGCAGTTGTGGATATGGAGTAAGCCTGAAACCTTTGATGATTGCAAGGTGATAAACCGCTATCTGGTTGTAGTGGATATTGGTGGACGTAGCAAGAATGCCGACTGGTCTGTTATCTGTGTCTTCGACCGCTATTGGATGATGGAAGGCGGCAAGCCGTATGTGGTAGCCCAATGGTATGGGCATATTGATATGGACTTGCTGGCATGGAAGGCGGCTCAGATAGCAAAATACTACAACGATGCTCTGTTGGTGATTGAATCCAACACCTTGGAGACGAAAGACAAGGAGCACATCTTGGAAGGTGGTGACCAGTCCGAGTTCATCCTGAATCAAATCAAGGACGTATACGATAATCTCTATGCACGCAAGCAGAGCGAATCAGACATCAAGAATAAGGTTCCAGTGAAGTACGGATTCCATACCAATGTAGCAACCAAGCCGATGGTTATCTCAGTATTGGTTCAGACTATCCGTGAACAACTCTATGTAGAGCGAGACGATAGATGCTTGGATGAATATCTCACCTACGAGAAGAACGGAACCGTATACGAGGCAGCAGACGGAAAGCACGATGATTTGCTCATGACCAGAGCCATCGGACTCCACATCTGTTTCAACGAAATGGAAATGCCTAAGATGATTTCCAATCAGGCAAGAGTAATGAGAAGAAAGGTTTCTGTTTCGGCAGCAACCATCATATAGTTTCAAACAGTTAATAATTACGATTATGAAAGTAACAAAGATTTTCAAGCGCATCAAGTGCGAAATCATGTACCGCCAAGCTACGGTTAAGGCAGACTACGCATCCAAGAAGAATCATGGTGAAATCTTCTATGTCCTTCCTACGCAGAAGGGAAACCTCATGATTATGAACCGCCCACTCTTCGAGGCATTCAAGAAGACCAAACTGGTAGACAACGACATGAAGGTCAGAGACCTCTTCAAGGATTGTGTCTACCATACCAACTGCAAGAGCAAGAAAGGCAAGCTAAGCCGCAAACGCAAGTTCCTCAGATGGAAAGGCTTGATTTAAATTCATGCAAAGTTAACGGATAAGAGATAGGTAGAGCAAAATCTGCCTATCTTTGCGCTATTATTAATAATGTGTGTCAAATATGATTTATAAAATAGTACAAGGAAACAGTTTCAAACTCCACATCTTGGTGCGGAAGATGGACGTATCGAAAGAGTTCCAGAGACTCGTTGACTTCGATATGAATCTCGCTACCGACATCAGGGTTGAGTTGTCGGGCTGTTTCTGCAATACAATTTCTGTTCCAGTTCAAGTAGCAGGAATCCAAGGCAACGTACTGATATGCGACATTCCTTCCACCCTTGATTACGGAAACTATAACGTCAGGGTATCATGGAAGTATGATGGTAGCGAAATGGTCAGCATCGAGCGAAACCTTCTGAGAATCGTAGAACACAACTCTATGAGTAATGTCCCTATCGGCATCACGGAAGGTGAGCATACTGGCTTATTCAACCTTCGATACTACATCGTGACCGAGAATCAGTCTACTTGCCCTATTTCTTTCATCGTTGATAACGCTAAGTTCAACTATACCATCAATGGCGAAACTCAAATGGTGGAGAGTCAGGAGAACTTCGTAATTAACGGAACTATCAGCAACGGAAAGAAACTGGAAGCTCAGTTCATGCCTATAGAAGGTTTCAGCATCGGTCAGGTAAAGGTTATCATGGACGGAAAGGACGTTACTGTAGAATATTACAACAGCAACACCCACAAGGTCTTCATCCCAGCTGTATCAGGATATGTCACCATCACAGCAAGTGGAACCGTCAAGGCAAGCTATTATGGAGCTTCATCTGCCAAGAACATGAGTGAGTTGAACATGGAAGACCTTACGCTTATGGAAGGCACTCTTGTCGGTCAGACTCTCACCATTGAAACCACGGAAGAGAAACCATACATCTGGTTTGCAAGCCGCCAGCCGCTCATCTTCAACCAATGCGGCTTCGAGACTTCCATGAACACCACAAAGCTAGGTGACCTCTACTATTATTGGTCAGACGAACTTGTAGCTGGTGATGATAACGAATATCAAATTAAATTAAAAGAATAATATGGCAGAAAAGAAAAAATACAACAGCATCCTCATCAGTGGGCGCAAAGACCAGACTCTGACATATTCAAAGTACGTCAAAGACGAGGAATCGGGAGAATCCGTCAAGGAATCACTCGACAAGAAGGTCAATGTCACCGATGAGTTAACAACTCAGCAAATCAAGGATGGTGCTATCACCAACGAAAAGATGGCTGCTGATTCTGTTGGCAACACCAATCTCCAAGATGGTTCTGTCAGCAACGAGAAACTGGAGGATGGAAGTATCACCAATGAGAAGTTGGCAGAGAACTCCATCACCAAGGACAAGTTGCAGGACAAGACCATCGGTGTAGAGAAGTTAGACAACGAGCTTCGTCAGACTATTGCCGCAGCCACTGGTCTTCCTGAGGATTTGGTAGAAACCATTCAGAACGTAGATGATACGTTGAAAGACCATCAGAGCCAGCTAGATGATAAGCAATCGCAGATTGATGATAAGCAGCAGCAAATCACCGCCAACGATGAAGACATTTCATTATTGCAGACTCGCAGTACTCAGATGGAAGAAACCATCAAGTCTATAGCCGCTACTGGTGGTGCAAGTCAGGCTACAGCAGTTACCTATAATAATGAGAAGTCAAAACTTACCGCAGTCAATATCCAAAGTGCAGTAGATGAGGTTGTAGACAAAACAGCTATCAAGGATGAGGAAGGAACCTTGGTAGAAACTCCTTTCCGCTACATTCAGAATGAGGAGTTCATCTTTGCCAAGGTAGACGCAGAGGACAAACTTCTCTTCGGCATTCAGTGGGACGGTACTCCTAAGTTTGGCAAGACAAGTGCAGTAGAGGATAGATTGCAGTCGCAAGTAACTCTGCTTGCAGAGAGAGTTGCAACCATCATGGGTGATGAGGATACTACAAATGTCATTGATACTATGAATGAGTTGAAGAAGTTCTTTGCTGAGATAGAGAATACAGAGACTCTTACTGGCATCTTAGCTAATCTTGATAATGTTGCAAAGAATCTTGATAAGACAACTATCAAGGATGAGGAAGGCAATGTCCAAGATACTCCATTCAGAGTTATAGAGAATGAGGAGTTTATCATGGCAGTAGTAGATTCTGAGGATAAGGTTCTCTTTGGTATCTACAGAGCAACTGGTAAGCCTTATTATCCTCAGAATGATATGTACCACATATCACAGAGCGAAGAGTTCCTTTGGGTAATTCTTGATACAGCAAATCATCCTCTTCTTGGTATTCTGCAAGATGGTACTAGCTGGGCAGCAAAGGCTCAGTGGCTTGATGATATTAAGGCTATTAAGAAAGCTCTTTCAAGCATTGACGAAACCCTCAAAACCTTCCAGCCAAAGGAAGATGGTAAGGGATTGATAAACCTTGATGTTGCAGACAGCTTCTTCTATATCTCTAATGATGAGTATATCATCGCAGTGGTAGATGCAGAAGACAGAATCCTTGCAGGAATCAAGTATGATGGAGAACCATACTTCCCTAACCATGAAATGTACTCTGTAATAACCAATAAGGAATGGCTTTATGCTATCATTGATGCAGAAGGCAAGATATTATGTGGTTTCCGTGCTATTGATGGTCACATGTTTGTTGGTAGCATTGATATTAGTACTTTTATCTCCGATGTTATTATTATCAAAGAACGTACATCTCATCTTTCTACAATGGTCAATGATGAATATCTTTCTGTTGAGACTGATGCCGAGGGTAAGGTGATTGGGTATATTGCTCCTGATGGTAGCCATTATTTCTATAAGGTAAAATCTGAGACTATCCCAACAGAGTTTTCTCATATTAACGACATAGAAGGAAGAACAGAGATTACAACAGATGCAGAAGATAATATTCTCGGATATAGAGATTCGGAAGGTACTCGTCATGAGCACAAGATTTCTGCTAAACACCTAGAATTATCTGATGAAGCTGCAACAGAAGTAAATAATGCTTTCAAGTCTGCTGGTATCAAGATGGAAAATCCATCAGATTTCAGCAAGGATAGTCATATAGAATTGCCTATTCCTAGAATTGCTGCACAAGTAAGAATCTATGCTCCTATGTTGCCTACTACAAAGCAGGATGATATAGAAGCAGAGATAGAGTACAACGATAAGGATGGAAACTATTTCAAAAAAACAGTTATCTTGAATGCACAAGGTAATTCATCTATGGGTTTTCACGTCAAGAATATGGCTATTGACATCAATGATGGCAGTGAGATTAAGTTTGGCGATTTTCCTACACAAGACAGCTTTCATCTTAAAAAGTATTATATTGATATATTCCGTGGGCAGTGTATTGTTGGGTATCATCTAATGGAACAAGTATATAAGTCACACCCTATTGGTCAGCAATATCCTTACGAATATAATTATTCAAATGAAAGCGAGTCAACAGGTTTAGGTGATGTTAAGAAGGATTTCTTTACTGGTGCAAAATGCCATCCAGATGGATTTCCTATCATAATCACTTGGGTTAATACAAAATCAAAAGAGGAAACTTGGATGGGTATTTATGCTTGGAACTTAAAAAAATCAAAGGAAGTATTCTTTTGTGACAAGAAGAAATCTAGCAATATCCTTCTTGATGGAAACCTTAATGGAAGGACATTATGGGGAGGAAACGTAGATTGGACTATGTTCGAGATAAGAAATCCAAAGTCTCTTATAGATATAAATGGCAATAAATATGATGGAGACAACCCTGTTGAACCGTCAAATACTGATTCATTTTCAAAATCAGTCAAGGACTCAATAACAAGGTTAAGTTCTGCAATGGGTGAACTTAAAGGAAACCAAAATAAAGAAACTTTTGAAAAGTATTTCTTGGTAAACCCATTTATAGATTATTATCTCACAAGTCAGATATTATATAATTATGACGGATTTGACAAAAACTGGTTATGGGAAACATTAAATTCTCAACAATGGTTCCCAAATTTATACGATGTAGATTCTATATTCGGGCAATCGGTTAATGGTGCATATTTTGAAAAGAACAGTATTGAGGGAATCTTAGGAACTGCTGATGATTTACCTTCAAGCATGTTGGTAAAATTATATGAATCTGAAATAAAAAATAGATACTGGGAATTGAAAAATAAATCTATTTTTACAACGGATAATATAGTACGATTACTTAATGATTGGTTAAACAGAATCGGATATGACAATATTTCAAAAGAAATAAAAGCATACCCAGAAACACCGTCTTATAGAAAATCTTTCCTCAATAGCAACTGGGAACTAGTTAAATATACCTTCCTGCATGGATATGACAACTATGATAATACCAAAGAGTATGCTGTGGGAGAAGAATGTACATATTTGGATTATAAATTTAAAGCACTGAATAGTACAACAGGAAATCCTCCGTTGGATTCTACTTATAATAACAATCCTATTGCCATGGGAATGTTTAACTCTGTTTCTAGAGTTAAGAATTGGCTGGATAAAAGAATTGCTTTTTTAGATAATTACTATAAAATTTAAAGAATATGAATAAATGTTTAATTACAAAATTGACAGGCATTGTCAGTAACAAAGATTTGTTAAAGCTTGGTGAGTTGCGTATTTCTGTAAATTCAACAGAAGAAGTTTCTCTTCCTTTTGGAAATTATTATGGAAATCCAGTTACCTTAACCTATGATGGAACGGTAACTGTAAAAGACGCTAATGATTCGACTATAGAAAGTGGGCATGTGTTTACAAAACAGGCATCCACGAATTTGAAAGTTAAAGGTAATGGTTTCATTAGCATAATCAGTAAATATGATTTGCATAATATCGGATTCCCTAAAGGTACTGATGTTGTAAACAATTCGCTAGCTTATTGTAAAGGAATTGGTAATTTGGACTTAGGAGAGGACTTCTCTATGCCCGTAAGTGAATTAGTGGGTGTTTATCCTAGCTATATTACCATTCGTATGGGATGTACGGTAAAAGACTTCCCTGCCGATTTTTTCAAAAAGGCAACATATATTGCCCGCACTGGTGGCAGTGTAACTAAAGACAACACTTTTACAGGTGATATTGCTGATTTAGGAGTAGATGGCTGTACTTTTAATAACGCAGATGGGACAATTCCTCCTTGTTCATGGTCTGCCAGAACAAACAATAAATGGATGAATATCACTGGTTTTCTTCCTATGGATACAGATAGTATTGACAGATGCTTGATAGATTTGGCAAAAGCCACACCTACAGGAATAAAGACAATTTCTTTATCTGGTGAAAGAAGTTCAAAATCTGATGCTGCTGTCAGTACATTAACCAGCAAGGGTGTTACTATACAGGGTGTATAATAAAATAAAGATAAGGGGGAGTGTTGTTTAGCACTCCCTTTTCTTGTATTCACTCTTCAAGTTTTTCTATTTCTATTTTAACTTAGACAGACTATCATCATCTACTGCTTCAGGAAGTTTGATAACCAAGCACTTATTTTCTGACTTCTTTAAGCATAAACTACCAAAAATAAGAAACGCAACATCAACAATAGGCAGGAATATACCCATAAGGATATAATCAGAAACTGGTGCTTCATGATAGATTGCTACTGCAACAAATGCAGCATCAATAATGATGCAACCAAGTACACCTATAATATAAGATATAATTTTCTTCTTCATAAGTTTGAATGTTTGATTGGTGCAAAGATAACTAATTATTTCGGTTCTTCTCTATCAATTAACATTATTAACACTCGAAACATCAAAGAACTTCTCGCACAGACTCCCCATCATATAGCATGGTTCCTCGCCCATCATATCTATCCCATCCTGCTCACAGATATGCGCTACCACATGAAGAAGCTCATGACCTATGGTGTTGATGATACTGCCATCAGATTCACACTCCCCAATGGCAAGCACACTCCTTCTTTCTGATAGATTGGAATATGTAAGTCCCCTATCTCCACTCGATAAAGACAGATGCTTGTAGGCTTCCGATAATGGATTTCCGTTGCAGCCAATATCAGAAAGAGCATGGCATATCTCATCGGCATCAAGTGGCTGATAACCTATGAAACATACTATGCTCCAATCGTACTTCGGGAGTTCAATAACTCTTCTCATCATAGCATATCTTCCCATGGAATAGGCACACCATTGTGGCAGCAGTCGGCATAGAATCGGTTGAAGATAAAGCCATCCTTCTGGTCGGCATCATCCACCATATCCTTGATAAACTGGGCTAGCTGCTCCTCATCCTTGATGGAAGACTTGTAGAAGTCTGCCCTAGCCATATTTGCCACATATACATGGTCGTAGCCTATCTTATTCTTCACCTCTACACCCTGACCGAGCAGAAGGGCATCCACCTTCTCCTTATCCCAAAACGAGACACTTACATCACGCTTGGAGGAAGGGTCATACTTGTACATCAGGCTCACCGCCCACTCGCACATCTTCTTGCTGAAATGATAGCCATTGTATCTGAGATAAGAAACCATTCCCTCAGGTTTGAGGTCATACATATCCAATGGCATTCTGCATTTTCCCATATTGCTGAATATTAAAGGGAGTTTGGTCACAACATAAATGTCACTACCAAAACTCCCAAATTAAACACTAGCGACCGCCACCATTGTAGCCGCCACCACTTCTTTCACCATAGCGGTTCGGGTAGTTCCAATCATCGTTCACGTTGTTGAATCTACGTCTGTTCTCACGCTCTTCACGTTCCTCACGTTCTCTTCTCCAATCGTCACGATAATCAGGCATACGCTCACCCATACGCTCCTGCTTCATCTTTTTCAGACAAGACATAGCCTTGCTGCCAAAACCAAGCATAGACTCGATGTTGTCATACAAATCATCGAACTTATCTTCTGTAATCTCAATCATTACCATAATCTTATGATTTTAAGTGAATAGATAGGAGATTACTTGCTCATGGTCTGCTGGAGCCATCCCATCATCTTGTCAATCTTGCCCTCAATACCTGAAACCTTTCCTTCCAGTTTATTGATTTTCTCGGTCTGTTCCTTCTCCTTGGCTATCTGGGGGTTGAGTTTCTGTAGCATTCCCTCACAAGATTCTACTACCCTCTTGTTGTAATCTACGCTCTCCAGTATCGCCTTGGATTGTCTCAACATAGCATCCACCTCTGCACTCATGGCATCCTTGTTGTCGCTAACCACAAGATTCTTGTCGTTGGCTATCTGTCCGTTTGCTGGCAGTTGCTTGAAATCCACTTCCTCATCACCCAGCTTCACCTTCACGTCCACTACGGTCTCCATAGGCTGAGGAGTAAAGCCATTGTTAAAGGTAGGGTATTTCGTCTGAGGATTGCTTACTGAAACCACCTGACCGATTCGCAAGTTCGGGTTCTCGCCCTTGTCTAGGACATAGAATAAAGAATTAGTTCTTAAACCTTGAAACATAATGTAATCTCCTATTATCTATTCTTGTTAAACAATACCCGACATCATCTGTAGGGTGTTAGTATCTCTCTCAAACCAAAACTGATAAACACCAGTTCCCTGCACGTCTGCAACCGTCAATGGTGCGCCATTATACTTGGTCACAGCCTGAGTACTTCCGTTGGTCTCGAAAAGGATAGGCAGCGTGCCAGTCGTTCCTGTCGGTATAGCCTGCATCAGGTTCACGAAAATCGTACCCCTATAGTTGGCATTCAGGAAGGCGTGGTTTTTGAACGAGAAAACAACATTGTTGGTGTTCACCACCACGCCCGTAGAAGCGATAGCTGCCGAACCATTACGATTCACCCTTGTATATGGTCTTAACCAAAACATAGCAGCCTCCTTTCCTTATTAACCCCAGAATCCTGCATTGTTAGCAGCATTCAAACCATACAAGCCAGCCTGATAAGCCACACAGTTAGGAACTGCTGTAAATGGGCTGTAAGGAGTTGTTACGGTCTCAGGCAACTTACACTTGATACCAGCCACCTCGTTCTGCAAGCCAGCCAATACCTGATTGATAGGAGCCACAGCCTGACCTACAATCTGAGAGGTCATAGCAGAAGACTTGAAGGTGCTGTTCTCTTCACGAAGAGCATCAATCTTGTTCTGTAACTCTCTCATTTCAGCTTGCTTTTGTCCGTCAACGATGGTCTGAGTGCTATCCTTGATAGCGTTGTGCAAGTCACAAGTCTGTCTCTGAGTCTCGTAAGCTACGTTAGAGAAACCACGCTCCTGACCATTAGCTACATTGTTGATGGCATTCTGCAAGGTTCCAGTCTGCTGGCAGATAGCCAAGCGGTTCTCGCAGCAGCAGTTGGCAATCTGCTGAGCAATCTGCATATTACCCTGCTGCAAAGCATTGATAGTCTGCATACCGCTCATACCAACCTGATTACCTACACTCTGAACCTGAGAGGTCAAGGCAGAAATGGCACTCTGAATCTGACCTTCGGTACAGTTCAACTGAGTAGCCAAATTGCTGAGAGCATTACGGTTGCCACCGATGGCATCCATCAGGAGACCACGACCATAGTCATTGTTAATCTCGTTGGCGAGACCACCACGACCATTATTGCCGAAACCTCCCCAGCCGTTACCTCCCCAACCCATGAGGAAGAAAAGGAAGATTACCCACATGAACCAGCCACCTTCGCCACCGAAGCCGTTGTTGCCCTTCATGGCAAGGAGGACATTAGGGTCAACACCCTGCTTCTGGAGCAGAGGTGCAAGAAGACCAAGCATCCCATTGTTAGATGTAGAGCCTTCATTTCCGAATACATACGTTTTACTTTCCATATTATCCTGAATCTTTTTTGTTAAACACTAAATTATGATTCTCACTTTGTAACGTTACGAGCACAAAGATACGGATAATATGGATAGGTATTGATAAACTCGCAAAAGATTCTGTAAGAGTATGATAAGCAAAGATTTACGGTTACGGAAAAGGTCGTAAATATACAGGAGGGGCGATTGGGTCTCTCCTATATATAATAAGGTGTAGCTGTTGTTAGAGATTTATTCCATACTTCCTAGCTTGTTTACGGAAGAAAGCCTTCTTGTTGGAGAAGTATCGGATAAGCGATTTGTTCCACTTCTTTTCATGCCCGAACTGGTCATGGATTCCTTCGGGTATCTTGCCATCGTGAACATACTTCTCGAAAGATGAGATAGACTTGCCCATTTCATGAGCGCACCAACCCTTGTTGGCTTGGGTATCATTCATCATGGCAGTAAGGAGTGCCACAAGTTCCATATCTCCTTCCGACAGACCGCAAGGGATAGGCTTGCCCTCTGCTTGAGCAACTGCTGATTCATGTGCCTTATCTGCGAGAGCACGAAGTCCAGCTTCGATGATGCTGTAATTTACTAATTGCGACATAAGCATATAGAATTAAAATGAGTGTAATCAGGAACATATCACAATAGTACATCTGATTTGTGATAACAACAGAGTCGTACATGATATGTATCACGTTAACTCCTGCGATATAGAGTATCGGGATGCGCCACTCTACACACAACCTATGCAATACCTGACCTTTCCAAAGGGAAATCGGATAGAGGATATAAGTGATGAAATAGAAGAACCAGACAGGTTCCTCGTTCTCTTCATACCACAGCGTTATCTCCATTTTGTTGTCATAGAACTGAGAAACACCATACCATCGCATAAGCATGACCAATATAGGCGCATACTTGAAATAGAGCAAGTCCGTCTTAATCTTGCTACGTTCGGGGAGAAGTTTCGTTATCTCTCCAATTAACTTCTTGACTCGTAGGTCTTCGTCTTCATCTTGTTTCATAAGCCTTCATTTTTGAGTTTATAATGATTGGATAATCTTTTGCTGATGTAATCACCTGAGATTCAGATGTTCTTAGATGCTGCAAATATAATAAGAAATAATAAAAACATAACAAATTATGATATTTTTAATAGTTAAACTTTATAAATCTTACAGATTGATAGATTTACACAAGAAATAGAGGTAAAAAGTTTCAGATTGAAAGCAATTATCCCCCGAAAGCCTAGCACTTTCAGGGGATAGTCATATATGTTTTACTTCTTAGCCTTCGCCTTCTGGTTAGCCACAACTACCTTGTTAGCCTTCTCCAGCACGGAAAGAATATTCTTTCTCAGTTCACGAATCTGGTTCATGTCCTCAGCGTTGTAGGCATCCTTGCCATCATCCAAGAAACCTTTCTTCAACTCAGAAATCTCCTGCTTATCAAGGGAAATCTCGTCAATGGCATCAATGGCAACCTTGTTGGTGTTGTAGTAGCCATCGCTCTCATTTTGGGCATTATCTACAATAGCATCATATCTAGTCTTGAATGAGTTTAACTTTTCAAAGAGTTGTTTCATCTTCATATCCTCAAACTCATCCATAGGGGTAGCATGATTATTATAGATGTCCTCAGCATTAAGTTGGTGCGGTCTGTACTCATCACCGCTCTCCTCCGCACGTTCCTTCTTTCTAGCTTCCTTGTACTCATTTACATCCTTTTCGTACAACTTGTACTTCTTGTACTCCTCAGAGCCATAAAAACGTTCAAGCAGAGAGTAATCGCCATCAATCTTAGCTTGTTTCTTCAACTTACTAATCGTATTGGCTGCTCGGTTGTAAAATTCCTTCTTATCCCAGAACTCATCTCCCTGCTTTTTGCTTACTGGTCTATCATCAGGATTGCTGACGAACTTGCTAAGAACTGGAATGTCTGCCATCTTGATTTCCTTCTGGTCGTTTAGAGACTTGGTAAGTAAACCGAGAACCTGACTGCCCATGGTGTAAGCACCACCGAGATAAGAAGACAATACATGGTCAACCACAGCAGGGTTATTCAGATTGTATTTTGGGTCACCGAAAGCATCAATGCTGTTCTGCTGCACATCAGGATAGTCATTTCCGATTGAGTTAACCATCTTAGATGCACGAACCAACCAATCAGGAGTGCCCACGTATGCCTTGGTAAAGTTAGGGTCATACTTGTTATACTCTGTCTCCTTGAATAATGGCTTGCCAGTAAAGTCTACATTGAAAGCCAACTCAAAGACTGGGCGAATAGCATTCGGCATCAGACTGACCGCAATATTGCCATCATATCCAGTAGGGTCGAGCGGAAGCATATCCACCACCTGACCGAGCAAGTCTTCTGCATACTGGCTCCAACTCTCCTCAGCCAACTCGCCACCCATCATCTTGGATGCAATCATATCACCTATTCCATAAAAGGCACGGAACTCCTGAGCGAGCGGAATCTTCACGTACTCATGTGTGTAAGGAACCCACATGATAAGGTTGTTTCGTCTATCCCACTTGGTGAACTGCCAGTACTTATCCTTATCATCATCACCGCCCAACAGACTCATCAGGGCAGCGTTAACGATAGGTACGAGTACACCACTCGCCAACCACGATGCAGTAACAGCCGTGAACTTGAAAGGATGATGTTTGGCAAGCGCACCAAGAGTCTGCAAACTCTGTACTGCTGGGTTGATGAAGAGATAAAGGTTTCTAATCATCTGCCAGCCATATTCGCCAGTACCCTTGCGGTTGAAGTTCAAGGTTACGTCCTTGGCATCATTCACAGCCTCATCAATAGAACGTCCATACTGAATAGAGGTCATGTAAACCGCAAATCGGTTACTGTCCTCAATCATTCTGTTCAGGAACTCGATACTATCCATGATGGTATAACCTACCTTCACTGGGTTCGCCTTCCATCTATCCAAATCCTTCAAGTCATTCTTGAATTTCTTCTTCAAGTCTTCAACATCAAGCGAAGAGACAAAGCCAGTCTCGCCACCATTCATCATGAAGTCATAGAACATTTGTTCCTTTGGTGTAGCGTTTCCGTTGTTTACCTTATCTCTCAACTTGCCGTTCTGATAGTCTCTCAGCATGAAACCGAGATTCCAAGAGGTAGCCAGATTCTTTCTGAGCAGATAGTTGTATCTTCCATCCTCACGGATAGCTGTAGATGCAAGCGTCATGGTCAGGTCTCGGAAGTAGTTGGAAGGTATGAAGAGAGGTGAAAGACTGGTATATGCAGCAGCCATCTTTCTACCCAACCAAGCAGCAGCCCTATCAAGTTTGCCGCTCTGAATCTCTCTTACTCGGTGTGCTCTGGTATTGTTCATCGCCTGAGCCAACTGAGGGTCACCATTTACATAGATAACGTACTCCTCGCCATCCTTCATCACTCTTACCTCATGTTCTCTCTCCTCGCTGTGAGTCTGAGGATAGGCAATGTTCAGTCCGTCTCTCTTCTGAGTAGCATCGCCAGTCTGAGCCATCTTCTCCATCTTCTTCTCGAAAGCATCAATGGTAACCTTCACCTGATTGCTATCCATCTGAGAAGTAATCTGAGGTGTAGCAGGAATCCACTCCTCGTTGCCGTTGGCATCCGTACTCTTCACGTACCAAGCCTTGCTCAGGGTCAGCAGGGAAGTAGGATGATTCTGAGCCAAGAGCATCAGGTGTTGTTTCACCCAGTTCTTGTTGTTCAGCAGGATTCCACTCTCTGCCATATTCTCGATGTAGGCGATAGGGTCATCTGCGATAGAGGTTCGTCCATGTGCCGTTTTCAAGGTCTGATTGAACGCACCCTTGCCACCACCAATATAGTCCCACACTTGGTCGGCAGTAGTACCATCCCAGCCACGGAGAGGAATATAATGGCTATACATATCTCGCACATACTGATAAGTATCTTTGCTCATCATACCAGCCTTATAGCCATCACGGAGAATCTTCTTGGTAGCCGCATTCGTAGCATCCCAGAGGTTGTGAGTCTCGGTTACATACTTATCCTCAATATCCTTTACCAGTTTGTAGGCAGCTTCCTCAAAGTCTGAGCCGTCAAAGAGAGCAGACAAACCTGAGTAATCGTAGGTAATACCCATCTTATCGTAGCGATAGTTCATAAAAGATGGAGAGTATTTCACTCTGAGAGCGTTATCTCTCTGTCTCCAAGTAGTGAAGTCTACTCTGCCAAACTCTAGGTCGCTATCATTGATAATACGGTTCATATCGCCCTTGTAAGCCTTGTATGCTGCACTTCTCTGAGCCACGTCCTCATAGTCAGCTTCCAGTGACTTCTTGAAAGCCATCTGCGCATCACGCTCCAAGCCATGCTTAGCCATCATGTAGATACGGACATTATCATAGCTGTCACCCAGTATCTTCTTCATCTGATGATAAGCCTTTCTCAATGGCTGCAAGAACTCATTATTGTACTCCTCAAACTCGTTCTTTCCCTTGCCGTGACTTCTGTTCTCGGCAGTATAGGCATCCTCAGCCATGTTCAGGCGGTCAACACCCACTTCCTTCATGATAGCTTCCTGAGCCTTGCGGATAGACAGCATACTGTCTTGGAAGGCGATACGTTTGAGCACAGAACCACGCTGCAACTCTCGGTTGAACTCTCCAAGGGCAGTATTATTACCCAGAAGATGCTGCTCGTAGGTTGGAGCAGTCTTCCACAGAGCCATCTGTTTGCGGTACTCGTCTACTCTCCTCAGGAAGTCAACGGCACTCTCGCCAGCGTTACGTTGTGGGATGGTTGGTCGCTGGGCATCCTTAGGCAGATTATTATCCTTCTTCCACTGGTTCAGGTCATGCTCAAACTGGTCATAGCGCAAGGAGAATCGGGTATTACCCACGATATTGGCATTGTTCTCATCAAATATCACGTAGTTGTAATCATCTTCCTTTGCACCTCCAAAGATGGTTCCAGCAGGGTATTTGATACCAACAAATCCAGCATCAGAAAGAATCTTAGACACATTCTCCTGACCTGCATACATATCAAGATGTGGGAACAGGTTGGCAGGGTACTTCTTACCTTCTTTGATTCTATCAAACATATTATCAAATTTCTCCTCAGGAGACATATCCTCATGCCACTTCTTCAATCCTTCGGCAAACTCCTTGCTATTGATGAATGCTTGTCTAATTCTCTTGATAACCTCATCATTCTTGTCATAACTATGCAGCCAGTCGATATAGTTATCTCCAGTATCATCAGGAATATCTACATCGTATCTGTAGGTATTTCCCTGAGTCAGATAGTCTTCATCAATAGAATCAATCCACTGCAAGGCATCGTTGTACTCGGCAAGTCTTTCCTCCTGCATCTGTCTGAATGCAGGTTCCTTTCCGCTAGCTTTCAAGCGTTCAATAGTGCGCTGTGTATGTTCTGCATCTGCACTGATACGTTTCTTTGCAAATTCCTTTGCGCTTTCAACGTCACCACCAGTTGATACATCTGTAACCATTTCACCGAAAATTCTTTTCTTGAAAGCATCTTCCTTCACACCCTCAGGATAGCGAATATTTTTGTAGAGATTTTCAACCTTTTTCTTCTTGGCTCTTTGTGCATACTCACGTCCAATCTCTCTAGAGTTGGTAACATACACACCGTGACCGAAGCTCTCGCTGCCTTCACCCTCAAAGGCATGAGACAAATCAAACTTGTCAAACTTAGCACCAGTACCATGATAGGTACGGATGCTAAACTTAGGGTCAGAGCCAGTAAGCAGAGGAGCAATCACATGCTCGGTCAACTGGGTAGGTATTCCGTTGCCGATGATGGTATGGCTCAGGTTCTCGGAGAATGGCATCTTGTAATCATCGCTCACTCCTGATACTCTTGCGAGCACTCTGCTCATGGCACGATATACCTTGCCGTCAGGCATCACAATCACATCACCGCTCTTCGTTCTGAGCGTTGGCAGCAGTTCATCAGCGAAGGCATGAGGAATCTTTCCGTCAGCATAGGCACTACCCATCACATACAATGGCTTGTCAATGTTTCTCCAGTCAATGCCATCAGCCTTCAAGCGAACGTCCATCCAAGGAGCCACACCATTCTTCTTCTCAGTCAGGGTCGGGATAATATCAGCCACAGCTTCATACCATCCGCTCTTGTGTGCCATCTTCTTTGGCTTTTCAGGGAGTTTGCCATCACGAACCGCACGGACAATCAATCTCTCTCGGTTGGTGTAGCCGCCATAGTCAGCAGCATTATACACATCAGCATCCCAAGTGTAGCCGTTGGCATCCAGAGCATCGGTAATAGTCTTCATGGCATCTGAATCCTTATATCCCTTCACATTCTCAATGGTCACCACCTTTGGTTTCACAGCATTGATAAACTCGGCAGTACTAGCAGCAGTCTCCTTGTCAAGTTCCACCTCAGCGTGATTGCTCTTCGCCTGAGAGTAGTTCTTGCAGACTGGGCTGGCATGGAAGTACTCCACCTCGCCATCTATATGCTTCACCAACTCCCTAGGGTCAACGTCTCTCACGTCAGCAGTAACGATGTGCTGCCCGAAGTTGTTGCGATAAACACCGCTTATCTTCTCGTCATATTCAACTGCCACCACTGGGTCGATGATACCCTTCAAACCTTCCTCAACAAGACCTCCACCGCTAAAGTAGGTTCCAGCCTTAATGAGAGTGCCATCCTTCAGGGAGAACTTAGGTTCCTCGCCAGCAATCTCTGCCTTGCGGTTCTCGCCTAGAGCCTGAGCAATATGAATCATCTTCCTGTTAGCCATCTTCCAGCCGCTCGGCATATCATCAATGGCAGTCTTGATAGCATCATCCACCTCATCAGGAGTGTTCAGACTCTTCAAGTCCTCAGCCATATCAGCCGCCCCACTCTCCTTTCCGTCAGCCATATCACGTAGAGAGAAGGTCACATCGCCCACACCCAAGAAAATCTGGTCTTTACGAGCCACGTCCTCAGTAGATTCAGCGAGAGTTTTTCTTCTCTCCTCAGGAGTCATGTTCATTCTTTCCTGCACATTTCTTGCCTCCACTTCTCCAGCAAGCGACTTGTAGCTGTTGTAATCATCATTCTTCGTGTAGGCATTATACAGACCTCTGTTCTTTTCAACGATAGCCTTAGCTTCATCTTCCTTGCCTTCTGCACGCAACTGGCGAATCTGCTTGATTACCTCACTAAACTTCTTCTTAACTTCACCTCTAACCTGAAATTCATTTCCACCCTTGGCGAATCCTTCCAAGTGCTGTATAACATGCTGCACCTCATGCTGCAAGTTCCGCTCTGCCTTTCGAGGACTATATAAAAGAGCATCGTTAACCTCTATTGTCTTCGTCTTGCTATCATATCTGCCAACTGTAGCAGCACCCAAGTTGGAGAACTTAAACTTCACATCACGGAGTTCAGGATAATACTTGAAGAGAGTATCAGCACCCTTACCTTCAAGCACATCACCAAGAGTCAACTCCTGCTTTATCTTATAGCCAGTTCTACTTCTCAACTCATCGAAGTTCTTCTTACGGATAGGAGACAAGTCTTCATAGAACTCCTTTTCGTAGCGCATGATGTTGCGGTAGTCCTTATCATCCATACTGTCAAGAAGCTCCTTGTTGCTATCCTTCCACTTCTCATAGTTGAAATGAAAATCAGGAATCTCGAATCTCCATTTGCCATCAGCACCACGCTCCCAGCCAGTAGCAATCTTGATAGCCTTGGCATCCTTCTTCTCCTCTTCCATCTTGCGAGCCACGGAGAGGAAATCCATACGAGTAGTACGCTCCTCTGCCTTGTCAGCAGCAGCCGCACCACGCTCGCCAGCGAGAGAGAAACGGATATTGTCGCTACTATTGATAGCTTCATTGAAGGCACGACTGCGGTCACCTTCCTTCTCCTCAGTAATGTTATGCACTCCTGCAAGAGTTTTTTCATCCTTCAATGAAAACTTTTCGCCATTTTCCTTGGTAGTTTCAGAAGAATTGTCTATCTTTGCAGCAGATAAGTCATCCGTAAGGTTGGAAAGACCACCAACCTCTTCTGATTGTTCAGAAGGCAGTATGAGGACTTGGTCGCCCTCACGGATGGCTTGTTTCTTTATCAATCCCAAATTTTTATCATTCACAAAGTGCCAATGAACGATTTCCACATTGTCTTTATTAGGATTTACCTCTAATAATACTGTTCGGTTATTGCCCTTCTCGTCCTTCGTGTTGATAAGCACCCAATTATATGGTCTAGTTTTCTTTTGATTCTGACCATACAAATCAGGATTGTACAAAGCAGACTTAAAGATTACTTTACTCAATTCAGGAGTAACGTCCTTATGTCTCATATAATTACGCTCAAAGATATTCTTCTTGATAACAACTGGCTTGCCTTCTGTTCCGATAGCATCAGCAATTTTTTTTGGTAAACTAGGCAATTCTACATTTCTGGTAGGATGCAAGAAGTCTTCATCCGTCAATTCATCAACGGACTTAATCTTATCCAACTTTAAAGTACCATCCTGATTCAGAGGATTCCCCTGATTATCCTTCAACGAGAACTTGGTATGCTCTGTGATTTTCATATCCTCAGGCTTGAAAATAACGTAGTTGGTGTCACCTTCCTCAGCACCACCAAAGTTACGACCAGCCTTATACTTGATACCAGTATAGCCAAGAGAAGAGAGAAGTTTGCTTGCAGCCTTATCATCATTGAAACTTGCATCATCCTTAACACTTCTCATTGAGATAGTCTTATAGAAGTTGTCAAAGGTTCTATCCTTCTTCAAGTCCTTAATATCGAAGCTACGCAAAGAAGGTAGTGCTTTAGCTACCTTATCTATCAGTTCATCAGTTATAGGAGCATCCCAATCCAGATAGTTGCTGCCATTATCCTCAGGTATATCAACCTCATATAGATTACGAGACTTATGCGCAAAATCATCTCTGCTCACTTTGTCAAGTTTAGGAAGAACACCCTCCAGTACCTTGATACGTTCTCCAGCATGTTTTGCCATAAAACCACCCTTCTGTTCCAAGGTACGCAAAGACTTAATATAAGCACCAACTCCTTCCTTCATAGATACATATTCCTTGTATGCAGGTAAACCTACAAAAACAGCAAGAACCCTTGCTTGTTCTGAGGTAAGTTTCGTGTCACCCATATACTGATAGTCACCGCCAGTCTCCTTACCTAACCGAGCATAGTCCTTTCCTATCTCCTTTGAAGAAGTAACATATCCACCCCAACCGAATGCTTGTGAGCCAGCACCCTCTCCCATGTGGTCAAAGTCAAACTCTGTGAAGTCAGCACCGCTACCATGGTACACCTTCAACGAGAATTTAGGAGCAGCAGCTATCTCCTGATTGATGCTGTTCACAACATCATCAGTAACAATATCGCCCTCCTGAATCTGCTGAGGTTCACGACCAGCGTTCTTCACAAGTTCAGCTTGTTCTGCTCTGGTCAAGATACGGTTTACTTTCATCGCACCAGTAATCACCCAAGGGTCAGTCTCAGGGTTCGGGTTGGTACGATACATATAATAGCCATCAGTAGGCAGATGTTTCAAGCCAGCCAATGAATGCTGATACTTGCCCGATGGATTGATACCCTCTTGGCGAGCTTCCTCCTGATAATCAACATCAGCAGCATACTCCACCTCAGCGAAGACGAAGTTCTTAGGGAAGAGAGTCTTGTTTCCCTCAGCATCCTTGCGGTTGAACTGGATAGCGTAAGGCACTACACCAAGATGCCAGCCTGGTCTATAGGCTAGCTTACCGCTACCGCCTTGTGTTCCCTTGCCACCCTGCTTAACCTGAGGTCTGCCAGTCTTGCTTTCTCCTGCGATAGGAGCCGCATCTGCATCAAGCCATACACCAACTGGAGTAGCAGCACCATTAGGGTTCGCTACCATTGGTGGATAGAGTTTTCCATCCTTCAACACGAACACCTTGTAGCCGATACCCTTCTTCTTAGGTTCAGGCTTCTGACGGAGAGAGAATGAAACATCTTCGCCAGTCTCAGAGTTTGTCACCTGACCATTGGCAGTCTTCACGTATGCTTGTTCAATAGAGCGGATGATGTTCTTGGTCACATCGCTATACTCAGTACCAAAGAATGCCAACTTAATCTTCTGCAATATCTCATGGATAGCAGCGAGTAGAGGATGAGACATCTTCATAGCAAGAGTGTGCGCCAAGTTGAGGTCACGAATCATTTCGCCTACAGCATCAGCCACCACCTCCTCAGCATAGTAATCTCTAGCACGTCCAGAGAATCCAGCATCAGAATATCTCTTCATAGTCTCATCTACCGCCTTGTCGAAGGCATCAGAGCCATAGGTATCAAGCACAAGCTGAGTCAACTCATTGTATGCAGCAGGGTTCAGGTTCTTGATTTGGTGAGTCATTTCGTGACCGAAGATAAACTGAGCACCTTCCGTGGTAGAAGAGTCAAGAGTGATGAATATTGTACGATGCACGTTGCCATCGGCATCCTTGGTTTCCTGAATCCAGCCGTTACCCAACTTATCAGAGTACTGCCATTGAATCTCAGCACCCATCATCTTAGCCAGTCTCTCGAAAGCCTTGCGAGTCTTCTCACCCACGATATTGTCAACGACCTTCATATCATCCACCTTATTCTTCTCTACATCAACAGCACGCTCGGCACTTGTCTGCTGCTTACCATTCTCCTTAGCAGAGAAAGGAAGGTCTGATTCATCACGCTGTGCGCCTAAAGGATTCTCATCAGTAGCATCCTCAGGAACATTTATATTATCATTTATATTGTCATTTTTCTGCTCATTATCCGTTTTATTAGACAAATCATTAGATTCATTATCCGATTCATTATCCAACATCGCCTTTGACTTCGCCTCTGACTCAGCCTTTTCATCCGACATCGCCTTCTGCTCAGCCTCCAGCTCAGCCTTTTGCTGCTCAGCATAGGCTGCATTCTCCTGAGCACGTTTCTGCTCTTCAAGTATGTTCTCAGCCTGAGCAATGCGAATATTCTCAACAAAATTCCTTGCTTCCGATGCCTTGAAACCGCTATTGAGTACACCGATGAGAGCATTACGAATATCCTGAGTATCTAGTGATTCAAGGTTGGATGGACGATTCTCCCACAAACTATGAATGAGTGCATCAATGGTAGTACCCTTGCCATCAGCAGCGAGCAACTGAGTCTTAGCAAAGTCTTCTCTACTCAATCCAGTTTCCTGCTTAACACCCTTGCTTGTCTCTGTTCCCTCATAGTTGAGAGAGTGAGCACCGAGGTTGCTAGCCACATACTCCTCAGCAGTAAGCGGAACAGTATCGGTCACATCAATACCAGTTGAGTCATACAGACGGTGCATCAGAGGACCGACCGTATCTCTATAGAGTTGTGATACAGCCTCAGCATCATCCTTGACCGCACTCTTCAAGCGAGCAAACTTTCTTCTTGCCTTCTCAATGAGTTCCTTTCTACCCTCAGCAGTATCTTCCACCTTGGCAAGTTGTCGCTCATTATAAGCATCACGGATAGCGATAGCAGAGTCATAAGCCGCCTGAGCATCAGCAATAGCCTTCTCCTTGGCATCCTTAGCCGCCTTCTGCTCTACGAAGTTCTTACCCTTCACGGTCATGTTGCTAGCCTTGTCGAGTGCCTTCTTTGCATCAGATACCCATCCGCTGATTACGCTATCAGCATCCTCGCCAAACTGAGAGTCATACAACTCAGCAGTCTGTTCAGCAGTCAGCTTCGAGAAGTCAGGATTGCCATCCTCCATCATAGGCACGATGGTTCCATCTTCAAGGGTCATGGCAGGAGCAGCAGGAGTCTGTTCTGTTGCAGGAGTCTCAGCAGATTCAGGAGCCGCGACCTCATTATCAGGAGCCGCGACCTCGCCCTCTATTGTCGGAGTCTCCACCTCTATCTCACCTCTATTCTCTCCACTATTATCCTCTATCATTGAGGATTCAGGCATAGCTTGTTTGTATTCATCAAGCGACATAGAAGAGATTGTAGCCACATCTTCTTTGTTCACAGCATGAGGAACGATTGTTCCATCACTCTTCAACTCCACTACCTTAGCCTTGGCACCAGCATCACGGATAAGGAATAACTTAGAGTCAGGGTATTTCGTGTTACCATCCTTATCAAGCACATCAACGAGCACAACGTTTCCATCATCGTTAAGAATCTGATTGAAATCTAATGAAGGTTGAGTCTGCTCAGTCTCCTGAGTCTGCTGGGCAGCACGTTCCTTTTCCATCTGTTCACGCTCAGCCTTGGCAGATTCCAGTCTCTTCTGGTCTTCCAAGTCTTTCATCTGCTGCAAGTCTGCAAGCTGATAAGGATTCTCCACCACGTTACCATCTATAGAGATAGCAGCAGTACCATCACCATAGTCAGCCAAGACCTCATAGGTATGTTCAGTGCCATCAGTATCAGTCACATTGAACTGTGAGCCAACTTCCACGGTTCCATCAATGATGCCAGCAATCTCCTTGATAGCATTCTCTTTTGCATCAGTTACCGCCTGAGCCTTCACATCATCAGCAGGGAGTTCTTCACCCAGTTCAGCGAACATCAACGCATCAGCATGTTCTACACTATTCGTTGTCGGGTCATAGTATAGAATCATATCATCGCTATTGCTTACATCAATGGAGCCATCATCATGAGTAGCAACGTTACCACTAATAATGTACACACCATAGTCTTCCAAGCCGCCTGAAGCTTTGATAGTAGCGTTACGGACAGAACCACGACTCTGGTCTGTGTACATATCAACTCTCTGTTCTGCCTGATGAGCAGCGAGGTCAACCTTATCTTGTGCATCATCAACCACACCTTGGTATCGGGCAGAAGACAACTGGTAGTCATAGATAGCTTGGTCAAGTTTATCGTCCTGCCCAGTCAGGGATTGAAGTTCATCATCACTCATGGCAGATAGCTGCTGCTCAGATATACCCAATGCTGCTGCAAGAGTCTTCATCTGGTCTTCCTGCTGAATCTGAATATCATGCTTGTCTGCATCATCAGCATCATGCCCATCTGAATAAGCGTTGTCAATATCTGCCTGATGCTGCTCCTCAGGAGTTGTTGGCTCGTTGGTAATCTCTCTTGCATTCATTTCGGCAGTCTTGGCAATATTGTAGCCACGCATCTTCATCAGGTTCACACCATAGTTGACAGCAGCATTAATCTGCTCCTTGGTCATGGTATCTCTTTGTCTGAGAATGCCAGCCAGCACACTACCCATCTGCTCGTTGGTTGCATTGTCTATCTTATCCTTAATGTCTGCCCAATTATCACCCATCAGGTTCTGAGCATCAATATCAGCCACGTTCACCTTGTTACGGAATCGGTAGTACTGAGCACGATTGTACACACCTTTGACTGGTCGGGAGCCAGCACCCATCGCATACATAGAGCCAACAGAGATAGCCATACCACCGATGATGTCAAGTTGCTGTCTAGCATCAAGAAGGTCGCTCACCTTACCTTCACCATCCAGCAGGGCATGAAGAGGAATACCAATTTCCTCCTCCATCACTTCCTCAGCGAAACCATTGATGCCGAACTTCTCCATCCACTTCTTGGAATTGGAGTACCATCCACTCTTGCCGATATTCTTGAAGAACTCAGCAGAAGCATTCATACCATGTTTCTCCATGAAGTTGACAGCACCCTTCTTGATACCATAGTTGTGACCAAACAACTTCTCTGTGTAGTTCTCCACCATGGCAGAGGTCAGACCTTTATAGAGAGCAGTACCCATAGACTCGCCACCTTCATGCAGAAGATTTCCGTTCTCATCGAATGTACCGAACTTATAGTCACCCTTCTCATCCTGATACAGATTACCAAGATGTCGTTGCATGATGTCTGCTCCAGTCTTCAACGCTTGCTCAGTTCCAGCCATGGCATACGAGCCGATTACATCGCCAGCCACGATACCAGTATTCTTCAAGATGGCAGCACTCACCTTGCCCATGCCACGCTTAGCTGCAAACTTCAATGCTCCACGACTGATGCCCTTGGTAATGCCACCATAGCCGCCAGTCAGGAAGAAGTCAGCCATAAATGGGAGACTCTGCCCTGCAATCTTCGTCCAACGATAGACGTTACCCATCTTCTCGTCTTCGAGAGCCGCAGCAGCATCCGCACCCAGTTTACTCTTCAGGAGCATCTTATCAGAACCAGAGAGAGGAATGTTGTTATCCATCTTTGTCTTGATGCGTTCCATTTGTCCCATGGTAGCGAAATCAGTCAGACCGAAATCCCAAGTCTTGGCAGTAAAGGCAGTATTGTCAAGAGCCTTCAAGGCATCCTCACCCCAGCTACTTGTAGGATATTGTTTCACCGCTTCAAGCGCACCAATCTGCTCAGTAACCAGAGAAAGAGAGGTTGCCAACTTATTTCTATAGTCACTCTGCTCAGCAGTTCTTCCGTTACTTGCACCGATACTAGTACCATAAGAGAGCAAAGGATTTCCGTGTTGACGATTATCCTCAGCGATAAGAGCTTCAATCTCCTTCTTTCGGGCATAGGCATCAGCCAGTTTCTTATCAAACTGCTTTTGAGCACCCTCCTCAGTAAGGTATGTTCCATTCTTGCCGATGTTCTCCTGCAAGTCATAGTTACCATTTTGGTCACGCACATCTAAAACAGATGGTATCTCACCTGTATCTACCGCATTCTGATAAGCAACATCCTGTGCTTGACTCTGCTCAGCTTCAGGGAGAGAATAAACATTCTCATTGTCCGAGGTAACGTATGCGCCAGCCTTGCCAGTCTCAGGATTGTAAGCGAAATCATCCTTCACCACATTGTTAGCATCACCACCAAAAGCAGTCTTATGTGTACCCAAGTTCACACGACCAAAATCCTTCTGTTGTTTCTTCTTGCGTTGTTTCAGTCTGTTGTATCTGCCAGCATTGTTCATTGTCTGCTGAGCACTAGCCGAGATAGCTGCTGCCCTACCCGATACACCAATTTTGTTTTCATCAGCATAGAAAGAACCACCGAAGGCACCACGGAACTCATTGAGATTATTAAATCCCTTTCCCTTCACATTGTGCTTTTTGTAGTTATCATACACCATTTTCTGATACCCCTGACCTTCGAGTCTCTTCTGAAACTCCTTAAAGGTAGGCACAGCAGCCTGAAACATATTGTTTGCAACTGCATCATCATATAGAATCTTTTGATTCTGTGCAATCTCTTTTCTTGTAGCCATATTATAATTATTTTATTCCATGAAGTGTTCTGCCATTAGATGAAGAAGAACCCTTCTGTGCTCTGTATGCCTCTACTATTGTCTGTGCATTTTGAGGAACACCAGCACGTTTCAAACTCCTAGTAACCGCTCTTACTCCATTAGGGTCTTTAGAAGTTAAACCAGCGAGAGTTTTATTATAGTTTTCTTTAGAAGAACCACCTTTATTTTTTCCTGCCTTTTGTGCTCTAGTCACATTAGCGTTGGCATTCTTCTTACTAGTACTTTCCTGCTCTTTATGATGTCGAACGGTTTCTTTGTTCGCAGACTCCTGATTACTTAATTTACCCTTATTGTATTCATCTTGCTGTGCTATCCTCATTTGGTCTAACATGACTTTTGCCCTATTGACTCTATCCATATTATCATGATACCTCATCTGCTCAGCGAGAGTCAGGTTATTCTTCCGAGCTTCCTCATCAAGAGCAAGTGCCCTCTGATACCCAGCCAGCCACGATGCCCGATTCTTCTCTCTCTGAGCATCCATATATGCCTTGCGTTTATTCACCACCTTAGTCATATCCGACTCTGGATTGTGTACCACCTTGGCTCCTTTAGTAGCGAAGTAGATATTGGCTAGCGCACGAAGACCATCACCAGTAGCAGCGATACGAGCCTTGGCACGCTCATTCTTCTCTCTGTTCGCCCTCTGCTCAGCAGTCTCATTCATTTCAGGATTCAGCATCTTATACATATCTGCATAAGACAACTGCTTAGGCTGTTCTACTGCTGGTTCTGGCTTCTTCACGATAGGGACAGATGGTTTATCCTCCTCATCACTTGGCGCACCCTGATTCACATCTACACCATTGGCGATAGCTTGCTGAGTAGCGATAGTCTTAGCCCTAGCCGCCTTCATAGCATCATCGGTGGGAATGGCAGCATTCATCTGGTCAACCTTCTTGCCAGCTGCATCCAGTTGTTGCTGAGTGAAGACAGGAGCCTGAGTCTGTGCCACCTTCTGTGCAGCATCCACCCCACTCTGCTGCTTGTTGAGAACACTCTGTGTAGTCTTCAAGCCATTGTTTGAACGTAACATATCTGATGCTTTCATATACTTATGCTTTAATCTTTTGAAGCTTAGCTCCAAGACTATTCAGTTCACCCTCATTCGGGAGAGAAGTAGCCTGAGCCTTCAAGCCAAGAGTATCATCAGGGTTCTTGGCAATACCGTTCAACTGCTCCTGAGTCACATTCATATCAGGAGCCTTGCTTTTGCCACCGCCACTATCAACAGCAGCAGCGATGTTGGCAGCAGTACCAGCCACACCAGCCACCGCATTGGCGGTATCAGCAGCCTTCTCAGCTTCAAGACTCATCTGCTGACCCTGCAACTGGCTATTTCTTGCCCTATACTGATTCTCAATGTTATCCTTTCGGGCATCATTTGCAGCCACAATCTGTGAGGTTGTATCGGCAAGAGTCTTGTTGTTGGCTTCCTTCACCGCTGTAGTGGAGTCTTCCGTACCGCCCATCACCGCTTGTCTGCCCTTAGCTGCCTTGTTTCTGTTCTTGATTTGCTCCTGCATCTGAGTAAGCAATCTTACAGTATCGGCACGCTTGGTAGGGTCTTCATTGTACTTTCTATCATACCATGCCTGATTTTCTTTCTGTTGTTGGGCAATCATCTGCTCCTGCTGCTGTCTCGCCTTGCGGTTAGCTATACCACCAGCGATACTGCTTGCAAGTCCAAGACCTGCCCCGATTAAAGTTCCTAACATATATATGTATATTAATTATTAATAATGTGGCAAAGATACTAAGACCATCTGATAATCATATCTTATCCGTTTATTTAGGTAGGTAAGTAAACGGATAAGGTTTCCGTTTACATAATTATAGCTATCTTTGCACCAAAATATTACAGGAAATGGCAGCAGACAGAAATACAAAAGGTCAGTTCGAGAAAGGTCGAGCAAAGACTGGAGGTAAGCAAAAAGGTTACGAGTCTCCTATCACAAAGGAGTTTCGTGAGCTGTGTGCTGACTTTTCTAGAGAAGCATGGGAAGACTTCATGGCGGCTTGGTATAAGTGCGAGCCTAAAGATAAGGTTGCATCATTCATCAAGATTTTGGAGTTCAACTGTCCTAAGCTACAGACTGTCACTCTTGACGATAAGCGTGAGGTTCACAATGCCCTCACCGAGAAGTTAAGACAGATGTCAGAAGAAGAAGGATAAAGTATTTTAGTCATATAAAAAACGATTGATTTTTTTTCATAGGTTTTTGGTTTATAGGTTTTAAGATTGTAAGGATAATAAAATAGGGAATGCGTGAGCACTCCCTATTCTTTTATATTCACTATCAGCAACCGCCTCTAGCCCTTCTATCCCCAGCCATATCCGTCTTGGAACCACGATTCACCGATGAAGGTTTATACCTGATTCCTGACTTAGTATGTGAAGCGTCCATACCCTTGCGAGAAGCTGCCCCATACTTCTTATCATGGGCAGCGTTAAATTTTGCAAGTTCCCTTCTTTTCTTTTTTTGAGATGGAGAACTCTCAAATTTGCTATCATACATGGCTTTTCTTTTTCTTGCTAAAGGATGCTCTTGATAATATCTAGCTGATTCTGATACCATAACTATCTTAAATTTATTGTCTTTTAGATTTCTCGATACTATACTGTTCGCAGATGTCGCAATATGCGCCATAAGCCAAGTTATCAACCATTTCGTTATATTTGTCACCATTGTGACCTTTCACCCAGTGAAAACGAACTCCTGCCAAATGAGCAGAGCACTTCTTGTACAATTCATAGAGGTCAGGATTCATCTTTGGTGGAGTACTCTTCCCCAACACAAGTATGCAGTACTGGCTATCTGTATAAATATCAAGATAAGCACCATCTGGGCAAGACTTAGCTGCACTAATGATAGCAAGCAATTCCATACGGTTGTTGGTTGTCTGCAATCTGCCATGATTCTTAATCTTGACAATCTCTCCATCCTTTAACACGATATAAGCCGAACCTCCTGCCTTATACTTGGAATGGTTGTCACAACTTCCATCCGTATAAGCCACATAGTTCATGCCATTATCAGGGAATGGCTCAATAGGGTCGAAATCTTCAGACTTCTCAGCCAATTTTTCTCTGATTGCTCTAGAGAATTTACCTTTAGCGTTGAACACACCAAAGTTAGCATCTGTAAGAATCATCCAGTTTACTGGTTCCTCACCATTTGCCTTCTTCCACTTTCTCTCATCAAGATAATCATAAAGACTCTTGATGTACTCATCTGTTCCATAGTTCTTCGATATACAATATCTCTTGAACTTCTCATAGGTAGGTTTATCCATAACTAATAACTTAATTAATATATTTTCTTTCTTTCAATGTAGGTTACCAAAATAAACATCTAAGCAATTAACAGAAAAATCCGTCAGGGATTCCTCCAATACTCATGTCTCTCTGTATAACCTTTTCACTCTGCTTGCCATAGATAAGATGCCTGAATCCATCGGTCACCGCCCTATTAGCGATAGAGTAAGTACAAGCAAGGACTACAAATCCAAGAGTGCCGACAATAAAGTCTGCCTTGGGTTTTCTCGTTCTCAACAAAGTTCTCTTCATTTCTTCCTCGTTTCTGATGTCAAAGGAATGTTTCTCTGCAAGAGTAGAATTAATCTTACCACTAGCAATAAGTCTTTTCTTGATTCTTGAAACAGAACTGCTACTTGTATTGAGAGCCTTCTGAAATTGCTTTATTGTGATAGCTTTACCTTTGGCACCGACCTTTTCATCCTCAGATGCTTTCATGCAACAGTCCTTATGCTCGGCAGCACAAATCTGAAATTCAAAAAGTTTCTCATTGATAATATTGAATAGTTCCTTCAATGTATATTCTTTCACCTCAAACTTACAGACCATAGCACCACGATACTCTCGTCCCTTACGAGTCCACTTTATCGTGTTTTCACGGAATGAACGAACAATAACCTTGTTTCCGTCAACGAGAAACAAGCCATCATCCTTCATATCTTGAATAAGTCTTTCTGCTTTTGGTTTACCAATATGTAATCCTTTCCTCAATTTGTATTCCGTAACATTCCACATTACAGAATTGCTATGCTGCATCTTTATCCAAATAGCAACAGCAAGAAGTTCCTTCATGCTCTTGTTTGAAGAGTATGCTTTAAGAAGTTCTATAGTCACATTTAAATACTGCATAACATTAAAAAAAGAGTCCCAAAGTCTTGGTTGCAGCAAGAACTAAGGGACTCATATCTTGTAGGCTTACGCCTTGAAAGGAGGACTACTTTATCCAGCCAATCTGCAACATTGACGGTGCAAAGATAGAAACAATTTTTGGAACCTCCAAATGCAAAGTTTTGTGAAATTTGTTAATTCGTGCAGTTTGAGGACATTTGAAATACAGATGGAATACATTTGAGCATTTGTTAAAGAAGTATAAAAATTAAAGACTTCAAGAAACAGACTGTAAGCATCTGACTTATAGATTATTGAATATAGCTTTGGTGCTAAAAGATTCACTGGTGCTAATTTGGTGCTAAAGGCAATATTAATTCAGTAAATAAATAATATAACTACCTATATATCAACAAGAAAGCCTATCCTCACGGACAGGCTTTTCTGAAATTATACAAAAACATTATGAATTATTTCTATATGTTTTCATATATATCTCAAATG